TGTTAATTGTTCTTATACATTTTGTGCAGTAAGCATATGTTCCATTTTCACTGACTTTGATTTGTGGTTGTGGGACTTTGCATTCGCACATATCGTTGCTTGGTTCTTCTTGTTTCATTTCTCGTTGGTGTTAAAGGTTTTTCGTAACAAATCTTATATGTTTTTTGTTACATAGTTATTTTTTACTGTCAACAGTTTTTAAAATTGCATAAAGCAGTATTATAACTGTAATTCCGATAAATGTCATGATTTAAAATATATATCTAATGTGATTCCAGGGAATTATCTCATCATGCAATTGAGTAAACTCACTAATATATTGGGACTTTAAGTTGTGTTTATAACGTATATTAAGCCCACCATATTGAGAAGTTTTATCTTCTTGTATTAGAGGATTCCATAATAACTCTTCACCCACTAAGTGATTAGAAATGTTATATTGATGTTTATTATGATTATGAGTCAGAAATATAACTTCAGCTTTAACCTGATTTTTATATTTTCTGTCTACAATAGCATCAACACCTTCAAATAACATTCTATATTGTATTAACCAATCTTCTGTAACAATCACAGGAGAAAAATTGATATGTACGTCATAACCAGCTTCTATAAAATCATTGATAGCTCTTATTCTATCTATGATTTTTGTAGTATTTGGTTCTAATAAGTCAGCATACTTTTGAGGCATTAAGCTAAACCTTATACGTATCTTTTGCTTTGGATCATATTTAAGCAAGTCAGAATTCACATATTTTGTAGCAAATGATCCCATAGCACGGGGATGATCTACAAAAAATTCAAATATTCTTTCCCACTTGTGATATTTTAAATGAAGCGCAAAGTCTTCATTGCAGGATATGTCATATGTAACATATTCTGGATGTGTTTGGTTAGGTTTATCTACTACAGCAAACCAAGCATGATTGCTAATTGCTGTAAGAATATCCCCGGTATTTGTTGCAACATCTAAACCTTCAGGTTTATGTCGCTTCATATAACAATAAGTACAATTAAATAAACAACCGTGTCCGAAACTCGGAGAGATGAAGTCTGTGCTTCTTCCGCTCTCACGAATTAACATAGACTTCCTCTCTAATAGCTTCATAAAGAATTACTTGATTGTTGATTGTAAAGATTTAGCGTAATCTTTTCTTCAATGTCTTCATAATTTGATGGTTTAATACCATCATTCCATTCAATTTTACCTACTTCGAAAAGTGAATTGTCTAAATCATGATGGAGTTCTACGCTAAAAGGAAATACTTCGTCTGGTTGATATTCATCTTCCCATAAAATACCTCCTATAACATAAGTACCCGTATGATAAGTTACCTGACCATAAGGATGTTTGCTGATATTTATGTCGGTTTTTTTAATCATTTTCTGGTATGCTTATATTGTTTTGCTTTCTGTATTCAATTTCTTTAAGAATAAGCTTTAAATGCCAGCTTTTTTCACGCAGATTTAATATTTTATCTGCATCATGTAAACCATAATAGTCTACAATTGCTTGCAAATGATTGTCTGTAAGTTTATCTAGCGTTATCCATTTTAAAGATTCATTCATTTCTTTACCTCTCGTACCGCGTGTAGCAACAGTTCTGACTATTTCATAAAGATCATCATCAAAGTAAGCAATGGTTTCAACAAGATTTAAATCTTTACCACCATAACGTTGATAGTTGTTTCCACCATCTACCATTGTATGATTCTCACAAGAGCATGTCTTGTAGTCATGACCATAGTAGGAAACAAGAACTTCATTACAACTTAGACAGCGAACAGCATTGTATACAAGCTGTCGATTAATATCAAAATTCTTCGATGGTTTCATTGTCATTGTCTGTAATTTTAATTGTTACACTTATTAATGTACCGTCATCATTAAAACTTCCAAATACTGGATACATTCCGTCTCCAATTGTAGTCGAAAAAACTACACCTACACCAGGATGTCCCATTTTGTAGTTAAGTTGACCAAAACCATCTTCTGAAAGAGTTTCTTTTGCACAAGCATTGTAACTAAAACTATTTTCTGCTTCAAAAGCATCAATAGATTCCCAATCACCTGTAGTAATTAATTGATTCATAGTTTGGTTGTCATACTCTGCAATTGGTTTTTCATAATTTTGAAAATCTATTTTGTATTGCAAAGTTTTACCCGTTGATTTACTTTTATAAATACGGATATCTAAAAAATCTTCTTTTTCCCATTCGCTATCTATATAGCAGGGATCGCAAATAAGGAGTTGTCCAGAGTCTACTCCAGCAACACCGAGAAATTGATTATATGGCATAGTTTTTTAATTTAAGTAATTACCCCGGAGTATTTCATCCGGGGTATTGTATTATTACATCACATACTTTTCTTGAACCAATTTGTTAATGTGTCTAGATAAGTAATTCACCATGTCAATTGGAAGCGTTTTTATGTCTGTCATTTTTACAAAATGATTAAACATTAGCTCTGAAGGAACATGGTTATTAATAGCAATTTGAATTACTTGAAAACCCATTAGTTTTTCAACTTGGTTAACTTTTTCTTTTGTATCTCTAATACCTGTACCACCATTATATCCACCAGCAGCTGGTGCACCATCGGATAAAACGAATAGCATACCATTGTTCTGAGTAAATTTTCGGATACGTTTAGCAGTTTCAAGTATTGCAACACCATCACGATTTTCGCAACGTGCTTTACAACCACCTAAGGCATAAGGAGACACTGATTTACCTGGTTCACGATAAATATAAATTTCAGTAGTACGATGACCAGTTTGATCTGCAGAGTGACCATAAATAAATAACTCAACATCAGTTAATTTACCCAATGCTTCATTAATAAATACAGCTGCTTCTCTTGCTTTATCAATTGAGTCACCAGACATTGAACCAGATTCGTCAATTAAAACACCGATACAAATTTTATTAGTTTTCACATGACCTATTCTTTCGTAAATAGTAGGTACATGTTGAACTGCTTCTGCAATTTTATTTGTATCTAGTCTTCCTGAACGCATTGATTTGAGAACAAAATCGTAGTCTTTACTTTTACGAGAAAGAAGTTTTTTAAGAACTTGAGCTTTGGTAATATCTATTTTAGATTTTGTAAGCTCATATCTTGCTTTATTTGTATCAGGTGTTAGAAAATGAATACCTGATTTTGCAGGATCATCATCTTTACCATGTATAAATTTGCTAGCTTCTTCAGCTTTTTCTATTTCTTCTGTAATAGATTTAGCTATTTCTTCGTTCTTTTCAGATTCTTCAGGTGTTTCAATTTGATCTATTAAATTGTCATACACTGATTTTACAGAATCAGCAAATGCTGCACTCAAACTAGACTTACGTTTTCTAGTATCTCTACGTTTGTCAGAAGGTGTTTTTTCACTATCAGATTTAGTAGAATCATCAGGATTATCATCAGAATCACTACCATCATCACCATCATCACTTCCTTCACCTTCACCTTCACCAGGTCCTGGCGGTGGCGGTGGTGGTAACGTTTCATCTATGTACTTAATTACAGTATTATAGATTGCTTTAGTGATTTTATCAGCATCTTCAGATGTTCTCGGAATACCGTCAAACTTGTTAAATATTTTTTGTAAATAATCTACAAGTTTTGAATATTTTTCAAGAAGTTCTTCTGGAACATCTTTAGGATAACGAATCAACATTGTCAAAAGTTGAACTACTTCTTCCATTTCAGATTCTGCTGGTTTACTTAACCAACCTTCTGCCTTTTCATAAATATGTTCTTTATGCTTTTGAGCAAATCGACTATATCCGGGATAAGATTCTGATAATTCTCTATGAATACGTTCATCATCAAGAAGAACGCGTATCATAGATTGTAAATCACCAAGTTTTTTAGATTTATTCACGGCGTTTACATATGCTGTTTTATCAGCACTTGTCATAAGTGTGTTCAAACTTGCATTAAGAACACTTTTACCGTAGAAAGCATCTACTTTTTCACCTGTTAATTCTATTTTACCATCATCATCTTTTAGTATACCAATAGGTAATTCTAATGATGATGTAGCAGCAAAAGGCTTGCTGGTGAAACGGGTGCCCTTTGGGACACCCATTACACGCAACATCGAATTTAAGATGCTTGAAACATCTGAAATTCCTTTTTTACCACGTTTAGAATCAACGAGAAAGTCAGAGTAGTTTTTGTAACCAGTATCCCAAGATATAAGTCTACGAGAACTGTCATAATAAGAGTAATTATTCTCTTCTTTTCGGTTAAACCAATCTCTGAAACCCATAATTAATTATTTAAAATGCTGCAATAATTGATTTTACCTTGCTGCGTTCACTTGCACCAATACCATCTTCAAACAATGGCATAATTGCACTCGAAAGCGCTTTTTCAAGAGCAAAACCATCTTTTACAAGATTAGCTGCTAATAAAGTATGGCGTACAGAAATTGCATTAGACAGTTCTTGTTCTTTAAACTGTCTGCGAATCTGATTACCAACTTTTACAATAGCTTTTGCACTCTTTTCGTCAACTCCTGTACGATTTACTAAAACGCGTACTTCTTCTTTTTCAATCGGATAATCCAATTCAATAGGGAAGAAACGATCCAATAACGCACGGTCAATCATTTGAGTACCTGAATATTCAGATCCTAAGTTTGCAGTAGCAAAAAAGATTGCTTTATCGTGTACTAGAATACGACGATCAGCATCTGAATCAGCAATGTCAACAGGTAAGTAACGGCGACGGTCTAGACAAGGAAACAAAATATTATTAGCTGCGAGAGGTGAACGGTTAAGCTCATCTAAGAGAATAATACCTTCTTGTTGAATATTATGTACAAAAGGTGCATAATCAAATTCACTTTTACCATCGCTATTTAGACGGTGTACACCAAGCAGAGCTGACTGAGCATCTTGGACAGTACCCATATCTTGAGTATGCATAGGTAATCCCATAGACTGTGCAAGAAGTGCAATCAATTCTGTTTTACCAGTACCAGTAGGTCCAATGATAAGAGTATTTTCTCCGCGTAATACATTACGTACAAGTAAATACCAGATATCAGGATCAATAAAGAACCCAGCCTTTTTTACATCAGGTACAGGATACTTAGATTTGATAAAATCATGTAGAGAACTACCAATTTCAACAGCTTCTTCAATTGTTTCGGGAACAGGTGGGTTTAGAATAGCATCTACATCAATTGTATAACCATATGGTGCATACAATTCTGCAAGATTACGTACTTTATGATCTGCTGGAACACCGAAATCATATTCATTTGAAAGAATATGATTAAATAAGTAAACAAGCTCATCACTTGTGGGATTACTTGCAGGTGTACTTGGTAAAACAAATACATTGTCATTTAAGAAAAGAGCTTTCTGATCAGCAATATGAATATGATGATCACCTGCTAACTGATATTGATTTACTTCTTCACCTGGAGTATCCGACATAGTAGATATAAACCATGTTTGAACAGGGAAACGAAGTATATTACCCAAGTTGCAAGATACTTTTAGTGTATCTTCTTCAAAATGTGGGTATTGCTTTTTAATATCATTAAAGTTGAGAACTTTAATATTTACGCCACCAGATGTGGCATCTGCTTTAAATAATATGTGATGTTGCATGTTAGTTTTTTTTTATTTAATGAATTTCAAATCCATTACAATTGCGTAAAAACGCAATGAACCGTTCAATATTTTTTAGAGAGCTTCCGTGAAAAGGTTCGTACAAAATATCAGGTTTATCGTCCGTTACAAATTCTTTATCAAAGGATAATCTGTTTACACCATACTTATTGTTTAGTGCATTCTTTACTGATTCAGAAGGCGTAATAGAAGTTATTCTACCGTGTTCTATAACAGCACGTTGAGACCAGCTGCCTGAAAGCATCCATACAAATTCAATGTTATCTTGTTTTAGATCATTGACAATTGTTTCTAATGCATTTGCTAAACGATTACATGTATCTAAATCATCAGTTACAAGACCACTGTTTTCACCTAACAGTTTGCATTGTTCGTCAGTTAATCCTAAACCATAATTGTCATTTAGACCTATCATTAAATATTGAATAGGTCTCCAAGCCCACCAGTTATTTCTGAAATAGTAACCCGGGTTGTTATTTTCAAAGTCATCTATTGCTTTAAAATGAGCATCCTTTTCTTCAGAAGATAAAGTATTCCAAATTTCATCATTTGGAAATTCAGGTTTTGTACCAATAAGTTTCGGTGAAACACCGTAAATATCTACTCCCATAAAATTTTAATTAAAAATGTCTCTGAGATAATTGTCTAAATCATCTTTGGATGAAGAGTCTGGACCTTTTTCATTATTATCATCTTCTTCTTCGCTTAATTCATGATTAAGCTTGTCACCAAGACTTGATAATATTTTATCCATAATTTCATCTGCATGTTTTTGCATTCCTTCATAAAGAATATCTCTTTTGTCAGGATCTAAAACATGCATAAAATGATCCATAGCATCAGTAAATAATGCTTGTGCAATAAAACGTGTCCTAAGACTATCAACTTGTTTGTAAAGAACTTCTCCAAGTTTCATTAAGTCTTGAGGATTGCCACCGCTTTTAATAAAAGAGGGGCATTCAGAATCAGTTTCATTGTGAACTATTGCGATGATATAAGGGTTTTTACCATCGGTTATTTCATCAGTTAGTTCACGAATACGATTGATAATTTCGCGTGATTTGGACATATTTGGAAGGGTGTTAGATTTTATAGACCTTAGTTACTGTTTTTCGTGCAACAGGATCTTTGATGCGTTCTATTAAATTATTTTCAATTAAGACTTTGAGAAGTCTACTGATTTTAGTGCGTTTACAATTACACTTTTCAGACATCCATCTTATAGATGGATAACAGAAATCATTAGGTCCTTGTAAGCAGGAAAGAATTACGTACAGCATCCTAGCTTCCAAATCTATGGTACTGTTGTAAGCAACAGTATTGGGTATTTTGGCATAGGATATTTTACGCATAGTTCTTAGTTAAGATTTTCTTTGATAGAAGAATCGTAGTCTTCAATAATTTCTACAATGGGTTCAAGTTTATCTACAATAGACTGAACTGTTTTGTAAAACATAGAGTCAGTTAATTCATCCTTGATTTTGTCAGTCATCGGGAGTGGTGCTTCAATGCGAGCACCACTACCCGGTAAATTGACAGTCTTTGTGATGATTCCTTGCTCTATGTTCTTGTTAATTCTCTTTAATACTTGTGAGAATCGATAATAGACCATGCTGATTTCAACATTATCTAAACCTGCAAACTTTTCTTGAGCGCTCATATGATTAGGAATTAAGTGACAAAGCGGTGTTTTCAACAGTTACATCAAAAAAGTTTAGCGGTAGCAAACGATTGACAATAAATGTTTCAATCATTACTTTTTTGTTGATACCTAGTTTCTGATTGGTGACATGACGAGGAACATCCGCTCCCATGTAATAGTCACTAACTTTAGAACCAAGTTTAGCATGAGGAAAGATTACATTCAAAAGTTTAGTTTCTGCTTTGTAATAAGCATCTACACGAAGCTTTCTTACGAGAAACTGCGCTTTGCTGTGTTCTGCTTCAATTTTAGATTTAGTCTGTTGAGGCATGTTTGCTATTTCTGATTTAGAGAAATAACCCAAACCTCTTACAAGACGATCGTACATTGTGCTTTGAACAGGGTTTAAGTGAAGCATTTCCATTTCAGCAATAATTGATTTTTTTGCTGCTTTGTCCTGGTAATACTTTTGATCTAGTTCCTCAGAATAGGGAACAAAATGTGTTTTGTGGTGATTCTCGTGATGAATCAGAATACCTTTGGCGGTACAGTGGATGGTTTTCGACATGATGATTTGGTTATTAAGTTGTACAAAAACTTGAGTAAGATATACAAATTGTAGAACTATTCTACAAAATATTTAAATACATTGATTATCAGATGATTAGAATAATAAAAAAGGGATGCTCTACAAGAGAGCACCCCAATTTTACTTACCAACCATCTATCAACTATACACCTAATTATTCTTTTCTAAAAACACGCCGTCAAGGTCTACAATAAATGAGATCAAATGTGACGTTATTACAGGTATGATACTCCAAGGTGCGAGTACAAGCATAAGGATATCCATGTTTATAATATCTCTTTCCCCATACTCAGCAATTAAAATACCGAGTTGTAACATATATGTAATGATTAGATAATAACTTAAAAAGTCTGCCATTAGTAAAGAATGATTTGTGGTGTATAAATAGACACTGAAATAAATGGGAAAATATATTCACTGTTGGGTAGAGATCCTTTCATAATGTATGCACCGAATGCATCGTATTGTGAATACTCTTCAACTAGTTCTATGTTTTCAGGGTCTGTTCCGAAATGGTAAGCTGCTTTATCACGAATGTCTAGTAAAGAATCACCCATGATAAGATAATTTTGCTCTTTCCATGTGAAAGAAGCATACATTTTCATAACTACTGATTCTGTTATTGTAGGAAATATTTCTCCATTTTGTAACATTTCAGCATAGATTTCTTTCATTTTGCCCATATAGGTGTTTTTAAATGAATGTGTAATATGATTCGTCCGGATCTATAAGATCAAAGAAGTGAAAACGTTGTTTGTAGTATTTTTCAATAGCTTTTGAAACAGATTCATTTTCTGTAAACAACTCTTTTAAACAAAATTCAGCAAGCAGTATGTCTTTTAGTGCAACACCGCTGTCGATTGGATGAATGTAAACAATACCAGAACTTAAATTTTGAATTACTGCAATTTGATCGGTTGCTAATTCTTCATCTTTGTAACTGTATTGCACATAATTTTCTGGTGTATGCCAGTGTGTTTCTGTTTCTTTTGCGTCAGCATAACGCATAGTCATGTAGGCTTCTGATCTTGACATATATCGTAGGATTTATAGATGGGACTTTTGATTGGGTGGATGTTAAGTCTAAGTGTTTGACAGTTTTTTTTGACACGTTTTACAAATAGATATTCTATTTCTGTATCTAATCTGTCTTCTGTAGAAACAAAACTTAATGCTTCTTTCATTGTTTCAAAAGCGTAAACTTTTGATGTTCGATCGATATGATGAATAGCCCATATTTCAAAACGGACAGGTTCTTCATATTTGTCTTTAAACAAAGCATTACAGTTTTTTTTAAATTTACGGTATGTGGTTAGCATACTATATAAACGTCGGATGTTTGAATATGATAAACGCATAAGATTTAAATTTTAATAGTTTGAATTGCGGCGACAGTTATCAGTGAATCCTAAATACCAATTCTGTTCTTTAAGGGAATACCCACCGCTATCCACCTGTTATAGCATACTCATTAAAATTCTTGCTTTTTCATCAGTACTTAACAAACGAAACATGTTTGCAAATACTTCTACGCGATCATCATTATTCTGATTATTGCGACGAGATAAATTCTTACGATTGACGTAAGTGGACTTATTAGAAGAAGTGGTAAAGATTTCTTTTGTAGAGCGAATGTGATTATAGTAACGCTGTGATACAGCACCTTTACTACGATTAATTACTTCTGCTGCGCATTCGAAAGCTTTTGTAAGATTTTCAGGGTTGCTTTTAACACAACTGATAATCGTTTTTTCTTCTTTTTTAGTCCAATAGCGATAAACGTGAGTCTGATTCATTTTGATTTAAGAAACTGGTTAAGTTATACATTGATTTCTTCTGCTAGTTCACTAGCTTTTTGAAGAAGTTCAGCAACTTTATCACTAGTGACAAGGTCTGTTTCTGTTACTTCAACCTTTACATCGTACTTGTGAGGAGGATGTAGTACAAGTTTTACCAAAAGAGCAAACGTTTTTACGGTATGCTCGTTTTCAAAGACGAAAGTGTTTTTCTTTACTTCGTCTGTTTTTTTCTCCCGTGCTGTTATTGTCAGCACGTGCATTCTTTGAAGTTCTTTTTCCATATTAGGGATTTTAAAATAAAAAAGGAGCACCATACTGCTCCCTTTCGGTAAAATTAAATAGCACATGTAATTAGCATGAATAAGCACTTGTATGGAGCACTCACTGTTTTAGTCATTTTTTTTACGATTAGCTGTTCGCGTATGCGGTCATACCATGTTCGCGTGGGCGAATATATGTATATAGACATGTTATATAGATGTGTACGCATGTCTACAACTATGTTCGCGTGTGCGAACTACAAGTCGTTTAAGATGGTGGTGTCAAGGGTGTAAGGTTGGTCTTTAAACCATATAGAATTGACATTGCCTACTGTATCTGTAACGATTGTGCACTCACCTGACCTGTATACAACGTGGTTGTACTCGGGCTGCTCAACGACGGTCTCTTGAGACTTGTCGTATACTCTTCCGTATTGGAAGATACCGTATAGAAGGATTAGCCCGAAGAATGCTGTGTAGAAGTTAAACTTGATTACCATAACATTTCAATTAAGATGCAGCTAATAACTACGATTAAAAATAGGGTTACCGATAGAATGGCGTTACGGTCAGCATCGTGGACCTGGCGGTTTGATTTAGCTTGATTTTTCATATTATATAGATATTTGGATTGGTTTGAACGCAGAACAGGAATCGAACCTGCAGCATAGAATAATAAAACGTAGAAACTCTGGTTCGATCACTGGTGATTGTCGCAAATCTGTAAGATAAATACGACAAAGACGCTCGATACTACCAATTGTCTGTTGTAAAATTATTACTATGGGACACCTGAACTTTAGCCTGCGTTATGAGACACAAGGTCTCAAAGATTACAAGACGCGATGTTGTTACACCCGTCACCTACGGTAATCCCCGGGTTTGACTACTCTACTAAGGGAGAATCCCTAACAAAAAACCCAATAGTAGAAAGACTTATTTTACTATATAGTTGTTAATCATACATAGAGAGTGTATATACCTTTATGTATGGACGTTAAGAATGAGTTAGCTATCTAATCCGTGTTCTGAGTAACTAATGTAATGTTTATCAGAGTTTTGAAGCGGTAATGATATGGTGAGGTGTGGTTTTCTCACTCATTCGTGCTCTCTCGAACACACTGGAAATTATTCAATTACCGTTGGAATTGTAGTCTAACTCAAACAAAAACTAAATAGAGAGTACAGTAGCAGGTATTACCCCACTACTGCATCTCTATATAGTAGGCGCATAACGTCTTATGCATCTAGATCTGCGGTCTCAAGACGACGCTGAGCATTGATAGCACGGATAGCGTCACCGTTATCGTGCATAACCATGGTGTCTGTCTTCTCACCAGTAGCGTCATATGCGCTAAAGCGATAGATAGCTTCACCACTTACGCAGCAGATAACACCAGTGTCACCGGCTTTCTTTGGTTCACGAGTGGTAATGTCCTTAACAAATTGCTTTGCTTCAGATTCTACCATCTCTACTACACGGATACGACCGGTGATACCACCTTGACGCTTCCACTCTGCAAGTTTTGCTTGCAATGCTTCCATGGAACCGGAATAAAGACAGCTGCGCTTTTCTGCTACAGCGATAGTGCGCAATGGGGAAATCTCCTTATCTACATAAGAAGTTTCTTCCATGCGGATCCAACCTTGGTTGGGATCAGACTCATAGGCTGTCAACTCTGTGACAACCTTCAAATTGGGATTGATGTTCTTGCTCATAATTTAACATTTAAATTGTTTTGTTAGTGATTAATTGCGGTGGTGGGTACTGTTTTTGTTTCATCGACAGTGCTTTGATACTGCAGGTTAGGGCTGCGAGTACCACCAAAAACTACCAGATTTTGCAGACTATCAGACATGTCAAGTTGATGATCAAAAAACTGCAGTAGTGTACTTACTGCGTTGGTGAGTATTGTTTTTGTTCCTACTGATGTGCAAGGTCACCCCGAAGGATGACCCTGCTTATCAGAGGAGAGTTGACTTAAGCGTCGAGGTCTGCAGATGCAATACGCGCTGCAGCACGGTGTGTGACTACTTCCGCTTTGTTATCGTGCTCGATGAGCATGTCGATAGCGTCAGGGTTGGAGGTGTACTTACGGAAGTGGTAAATCTTTTTACCTTCTTTAGTAAGCACTGGTCCGTCTTCTCCAGCACGCTTTACATAGCGGTCCAAGTTCTTGAGGTTGTCAAGGATTGGATCACCTTCCAGGATATCCAGAGACTGGATGCGACCTGGAATCTTACCTGCTTTTTCCCACATAGCAATCTTCTTTTCAAGCACTTCTACAGGACCTGCATAAAGCGCCTGACGTGTCTTGAGTTGGAGACGAGTGGAAGTTAACAGGGTGATTTCTCGGAACTGCACATCTTTCAGTACGATGTAACCCTGTTCAGGGTCATCTTCGTAACGACGGACAGAGTTACCGGTTTCGTCTGTAAGGATGAACAGACCTTCTTTGAAGTCAGAGACTTCGGGTGAAAGAGTTAATTTACTCATGACATTTGATGCGGTTACCTATACACCGACAAGGTTTTAGGGATTTTTTTAGAGCGTATTAATTATAAACCCCGAATCAGTGCACGCTCTTTAAGCACTGAAACGGGGTATATCGTAATTCTATGTGGTGGTGAGTTATTACTCGTCCCACATAAAGTTTCCTACAGCAACGACCATGCAGATGTAACCGATGAATCCGAAGATTCCTGCGGGTACACTGGTAGTGATATCGTAGTAGGAAAGAGGCGTTAATACCATGAACATGATAGCAATTGCGGACATGATGATGGTAAGCATGATTGCGGGTAACACGAAGAGTGCTACGACTTGTACAGGTAGTACAACATTTCTGAGATTTCTCATGATATTTAGGGTTTTGATGTTACTTGTTAGAGATGGTGAGTATTACACATAAAGCGGTAATAAAGGAGATACCAGATGTGTAGTCCAGTATCTCCTGTGTCGTGCTGCCGGGCGTGAGTAATCCCTACTCACCTTTCTCCTTGCAGTTGTCTCTGTAGTAGCGATACGCTTCTCGCAGTGACTTAGCAAGGATACTGACTCCCGAGATGATGTACCAGTGATACATGCTCAGTGATTTTTCATGCTGGATTACACCGGGGGTGGGTACAGTTTCTCCCGAACCCTGGGGTGGTTGTTATAACCCCTCCTCCCTCTTTCTCCCTTGTATGCATCTGAGTACCGTATAGGGGGGGGGTGACTTTTTCTTGTTGGAACTATGGGGGTAGTGAATTCTACATATTGTAGACGTTTCACGTGAAACATGTAGAACTAAGGATAATTTTGTATATATTTGTCGCATGCATGCATAGCTCAACCGGATAGAGCATCAGCCTTCTAAGCTGAGGGTTCCAGGTTCGAGTCCTGGTGCGTGCACAATAAGACGTTTATGCACAATAAAGCTGTCCAGTTTATTATGCAAAAAACTGGACAAATATGTATCCTATGAAGATTGTATTCCCTAAGCAGATTAAGATCCTTTCTCATACGTTCACTGTAGTACAGAAGAAGGATGATGCGGGTGGGTCATTTGACTTTTCCCGTAATGAGATTGTTATTGGTACGATGCTTCTTAAAAGTGACCCCGCATATACGTTTAGCATTATCTGTCACGAGGTAATGGAGGCTATTACGGTCGTAACCGCGACGAGGTTTTCAGACACCTCGGTGCTAGGCAACTACCATTTTATCATGGACCACAAGCAATTTGAAATCAACGTGTCCATATTTGCGTCAGTTATACAAGAGTTTCTACCTAAATCAAAGTAACCATGAAAATCATTTTTAAACGTTTCGCGTTGATGACCAACTTTAATAACTTCTTTATCTTACCTACGCTTACAGTATGGTATGAGGAAGACTTCAAAGTGGTAATACATGCAAAAACAAAAAAGCCCGAAGTTGTTGGTAAGTATTACCACTACAACCTCGAGCTTAGTTGGTTAAAATGGACGCTGTCCTTTGCTGTCAACTAGTCATCATATTTGTTTTGCTCAATCTCATTCCAGGTTTGGAATATTTCTGAGAAATCTACTTTATCTTTCCATGTTGCATTTTCAAATTCTTCTAATGCGCACTTTTTGCATTTAGTAAGAGTCCACCCGTCATTCCATCTACCCACATCTTCTCTTGAGCCACACTCTTCACAAGTGTAAAAGGATTCTTCCTCCGCTTTGTCAATGGCTTTCCAGTTCTCTTCCGAGGTAGCCGTTACGTAAAATCTAAGACCACCAAACTTTTCTTTGATCTGAGTTACTTTAGTAACATGGTCTGTATTTTTCTCTAGGTTCATGCGGGTATCGTTTTCGTGAATAGTCTCCACAAGCTTTTTAATGATTGGATACCATCCGAAACCAACGCCCATACCTGTACCATAGGTCTCATAAGGCTCAGGTTCGCAGTTAAGTCTAACGCAAAAAGTAAACATCTTAGGATAAATGTCTACAATCTGCTTGGCAAGCTTGTGTCGAAGCTCACGTTTTTTTTCAATTTCATCATTTGTATTCATAGTCTAGGATTTTTCCGACCAAATCTGATCGGTGGTTAATTTTTCTTATTCGCTTAGTCTTGTTAGATGATCTGCAATTTTAATATGCATGTCAATATCACTCACATGCTCTAATACTTGTTTTAGTAGTTCTTGTATGTGACGTTTACTTTTTTCTTTACCCATCCTTACATTCTTTGATTCAACAAAGTGTAAGAAATAAGATATTTCATCAGCTTCTCTAAGCTTAGTATAGTATTTGTCTAAACGAGCGTCAACTCTGCGAACAGATTGTGTACTCAATACAACAGTAGCTGCTTTTTCAAGCTCGTCAATACGACCTTTCAAATATTGGATTTCACCATATTTGAGAATTTGTTCGTCTGTCATAGGGTTGGTTTTATTTCTCCAGCGTATACGTGGAGTTTTTAGTTTTAAACTTTAAGAGTTTCTCATCGTCAACAAGAATCTCGGTGATTTGGGTAGTTAACCAAGTGAAGTCGATAGGATTAGGGTCCATAATAAAACTAAAATCTAGTTGAGGTTGATCATGCAGATCTTTACCTGTACCGTTTTCGTTCCATTCTACAAACTTATAACTCAAGCCAGCAATTTTTTTACCGTCTTCTTCACGAGTCAGATAAAATATTTTAGGTTCAGGTTTTTTACCACCACAATCTTCGCAGTATTGGGGGTCTAAATGCTGCTCACCTTTCATAGCAGCAAGTTCTTCTTGACTCATATATTTTCCTGTTTTAATGATTTTACTACACTTACTACATAACAATGCTCCTTGACCACTGTTAAACTTAAAAATTGCTTTTTTCTTTGCCATATTAAAAATTCCAATGCTTGTTTTCTCTTTCCCAATAAAACTCTAGGGGTTCTTTTTTCCAGTCATAGTAAAATCCTACAACGTCTGACCAGAAAACACTGTGTACATTTTCAAATAACGCAACCGAGATTACGTTAAGTCCCTTGTCTTGAAGATCTGCAGAGATAAATTCAAATGTTTTACCGGAAATAACACCCGCCTCGACAATAATGACATTCTCATAACTGTCAAACTTGTGAGAAACAAAGTGTATAAAATCATCTTGGAAATGGGCAGGGTCTTCATCGGGATATGGGATATCTACAGGTACAATGTCTAGCATTTCACCATCTTTGCTTAAATGATGTGCTACATGCATAGCTACAGTAGCGCTATAATCAGGTGACACCATTGCAATAACAGTGTTGCGAGGGGTTAATTCATTGTATTGAGCTAGTTCTTCCAGCTGACCACATACTTTTGTAATGGCTTCCCATTCTAATTCTCTATTAACTTTCATAGGTCTTGTGTTATGATACCCAGTCGGTTGTCTTTTGCATCTGTAATAATATCAACAGTCCCAGTTCTGTATAACTTATACTGTCCGTTCTTGTAGACTTTAATAGTCTTAGACTCGTCCAGGTATTTGAACGTCTTCTTAAGTAAGATGTCACGTATCTTCTTAAGTTTTAAGCTCGAAGTATACCTTTCCGGCATATTACACTTTAAAAGTTTAACCTAACCTCTACAAAAATACTAATAAATTTGTAGAATTTAAACTTTCTAAGTATATTTGTATTGTAGACCTTAAACCAATAAGAATATGGATACAACAGAAAACCTTGCACAAGAAGCTCCTAAGCAGGAACAACCTTCGCGAGAAGACATTATCAAATGGTACAATTCACAGATTGAGTTAGCAAGTCTTCGTTATCAACTTGCAGATCTCAACAGTAAAACAGCAATTGCAGATGCACAGCGATTGAATGCAGTGATGACTATGAGTGCTATGCAAGCTTCACAGGAAGATGGTGAGCAAGATGAAAATATTACTCCTAATGAAGAACCGGCGTCTGGAGGTGGAAGATCTCTCAAACGCAATAGTTAAGAAAGGGTGAATAAGTGAAATCCAATACCTGTGAAAACCTATGGTATAAGCCCTCCGTCTAAACGCGGGGGGTTTATCCATTAACTAAGTTCTTTAAAATGAAGAAGCAACGAGGAGGACCTAAGCGAAACCGTTGGATTGAGGACATCGAGGATAGGAACTACGAAAACCGCGGTTTTGAAAAGTTTTCTAAGAAAAACCAACAAAAAAAGAAAACTGATTAGGTCTTGCCACCATAGCTCAATCTGGTAGAGCAACTGATTTGTACTCAGTAGGTTGTGGGTTCAATTCCTACTGGTGGCTCTAAACAATTATAAACCAATAAATTATGAAATTAGTCGGAACAAGAATTCTATTAAACAAGCCTGTAAAACCTGAATCTAAGGTAATCTTAACACCTGAAGGTGAAGCCGAGGTTGAAAGAACAATGATGAAACAGTGGACAACTCTTGAGGTCTATGCAGTCGGTGAAGACGTATCTCTTGTTAAAACTGGAGATAAGGTCTACATCCCTGCAATTATTCTTCAGAACACTGAGATTGTCGAGGTAGATGGAGAAACACGTCTGATGATTGCTGAAAGAGACATTGCAATTGTCTGGTAACTAAAGGCGGGGTAGACTGGAGTTGGTTCCAGCTTGGTCTCATAAGCCAAACTACGTGAGTTCGAATCTCACCCCCGCAACAAGTCAATGTCTTGTTGGTGTAAGCGTAAAAAGAACACACCTATCCCTACTTGGTGGAAAGGGTTACAGGCATATTCGCAAGTATGTCCTGGATATTAGGTGATGAGCGTGAAACTCGCTCACTGACATTCATTAACAAATTAAACCAAAATGGAAGTAAACAAAATAACAAAAAAGGTAAGACTGGATCACTACGATCTGGTAAAGTACCAAATCATTACAGAAGTAATGTTCTTTAAAAAAGAGAACATTGTTCCTAGTGATTTGGAGCTTTTGACATTACTAGGGTTATGGGGACCAATTGAATTACGATCATTCTGTGATCGTGCTTCGGGTATAGTATACAAGCACACTGTAAAACCTGAAGTGCGTTCACAGAACGTGCGCAATCGCATGGTAAGTCTTGAAAAAAGAGGATATGTAATAAAGTCGCGCAAGGGTAAAAAAATTATTCAGCTAGTTGACGGATTAGGTATTGCAAAGAGAGGAAACATTTTACTAAACTATAATTTTCTAGCAGTTGAAGCCAACCAAGAGAAATCCAATAGTAAAGAAGACAGCAGAGAAGCTTAATCTAAATCAAGAATTAGTTGATTCAGTGATTGTGCAGTATTGGAAATATGTTCACAATCAAATGTCTCAGGTTAAGCACACGCATATTCAAGTTCCTAATCTTGGAACATTTGTAGTTAAACCCTGGTCTTTAGAAAATAAATTAGCTCGACTGCAAAGGTTAATTGAATCAATTGGTGCTCCTAAAACATTACAACAGTATAGCATTTTAAAAGATAAATATGATCAACTTGACAAACTTTTAGATTTAAAAGAAAAGGTTGCAATGCTTGAACAAGAAAAATCTGAAATTAAAAACCAAAGAAAACAAGATGAACAGCGTAATAAGAATCTGGAAGAACAAGGGACAAATATTTGAGGGCATTAAGAATTCAATATTTACCAAAGACGATGTTGAAAACATCGCCTATGAGAGAATGTACATATGCGACAGTTGTGAGCATATTGATAGAAATGGTGAAAAATGTCTTGTACCAGGAACTCAACCTTGTTGCGGAGAATGCGGATGTAAACTACACTGGAAAATCAGAAGTTTATCAAGTAGTTGTCCGGTGGGAAAATGGAAAGAAGAGCTTACCGAAGAAGAAGCTCAAAAGCTTGAACAAAAATTAGGACTTTAAAAACCAAAACCTATGGAAATATTTTTTAACGAATCAGATCATTCTTATCACTCAATAGATAAATCGGATTCTATAAAGTGGGTAAGTGCTACTTCACTTTTAAGTTTTTACAAACAACCATTTGATCCAAAATCTATTTCTGAAAAGTCATCTCGCAATGCAAAGAGTAAGTGGTATGGGATGAACCCAGAAGAAATACGCGCTATTTGGAAAAAAGAAGCAGATCGTGCAACATCTCTTGGTAACTGGTATCACAAACAAAGAGAGGATGATCTTTTAGGTTGTAATACTATTGTCAGGTATAATACCGAATTACCAATTGTAGCTCCTATTGTAGATGCTGAAGGTTACAAGGTTGCCCCAGAGCAAAAACTTACAGAAGGTATTTATCCTGAACACATGGTATATCTCAAGTCAGCCGCTGTATGTGGACAAAGTGATTTAGTTGAAGTAGCTAATGGTAAAGTGTACATTACTGACTACAAAACAAACAAAGAAATTAAAAAAGAAAGCTACAGAAACTGGGAAGGTATTTCTCAAAAAATGGAATATCCAGTTTCTCATTTAGATGATTGTAATCTGAATCATTACAATCTTCAACTTTCTATATACATGTATATCGTGTTAAAGCATAACCCTAAACTTCAACCAGGTGAACTTACTATTCATCATATCATGTTTGAGGAAAGAGAGGAAAAAGATGAAAATGGTTTTCCCCTTGTGATTTATGATGAGAAAGGGTTCCCAAAAGTTAAAGAGGTGGTTATATACAGATTACCTTATTTGAAAGATGAAGTTGTCAGTCTTTTGAAGCATTATCAAGACAACAAGGAAAAACTATTATCAAAAAAATATGGTCAAGCTGTTTGATATCCAAAATGGTACAGTAGTTCCAACAGAGCATTGCTTTGTTTTGGGGACACTTAAAAAAATACAAGACGAGTATCCTAATGATTATTTGTCAATTTATGGATACGTTTTTTATATGACATGTCCTAATCCTGAATTGAATCCTTTCTTTGACATTATTGAAAATGATAAGGAAGAACTGATACTTAGAGAAGTGAACGCTGAGTTTTCAACTGAGGATATTACTATTAGAGACGCAATTAAATTTTGTGAGAAGTTATATGAAACACCTACATATCGTGCTTATATGGGTATAAAGCAAATGCTTGACAGATTGGCAAGATATATGGAAAATACGCCCGTTGAACACGGTAGAGATGGTAACATTAATTCACTAGTTAATGCAGCAGCTAAGTTTGAACAAATAAGAATGTCATTTAAAGGTGCATACAAAGATTTGATGGAAGAGCAAAAAGGTACAGCAAGAGGTGGTCAACAACTTGCATATGACCAATAGTATAACGAAACGAAATAAATATGAGTAATGAAGGTGACAGTAGACAAACAGAAGTTGGCGACAGTACTACTTATGATCGCAATGTTTTTCAATCCGTTTGGATTCGATGCTTTATTCAAACTAGTAATGGACTTGACAGGTTCTTATTGGATTACGGATATAATTTTTTATTGCGTTTCGGGATTGTTCTTTGGACTATATATCTTATTGCGCAAGTCAATTAAAAAACATAAAAGACACCCGTATGATGACCTTTTTATATAAAATTAGAAACAGTATTACCGATAGACTAGGATGGTTCTTTTGTGAAATATCGTTTAAGTCATTGGATAAATGGAAAAACGAATCATTCTCAATGTTTTTCTATAGTATCGGTATTTGGTTTTATAGCTTTTATAAAAATATTAATGATAAAGAAATTATGCTAGAAGAAGGATTTTATAATTGGTTATTCCATTTTAACCCTTATACACAACTTTGGTCTATAGTACATAGAGAAGATTATAAAGCTTACTGGAGTGGTGGAGAAACTAAATATCCGGTAGTTAAATCAAAGGATATTAAAACTTTGATTTACGTGGTTAATACTTCAAACGGTGATCCCTCATTTATACAAGAGGTTGTAGACTTGGCTGTAATAGAGTAATACTTGGAAACATTTATTGACATACCTACATACGATGCATCTGTTGGTGAGTGGAGTATTACAAGTTACAATACTCGTGAACAGTTTGTAGATTTCCTTAAATCTATTTTTAAGGAACCAGGTTTGTATGCTTTTGATGAAACTACTAAACTTTTTAACGAGCAGGCAAAGATATTTAATCAACAAAAAGTATACTGTGCTGCACCATTTCGTAGTAAGGACTTTATTGATTATTGGAATAACGAAAAAAATAAATGCAGAAAAGGTGTAATATTTAAAAACCCTCTTGGTAAAACATGGTACTTAACAAGGGACTATTACATGTGGTTAAACTTTCTGCCCATTTACAATAAAGAGCAGGGAAAATTTACGTTTGCTGACATAAGAGATGCGCAGTATCACATGGCACTCTACGAGGACATTGCAAAATACAGTTTTAAACATGTTGCGATTTTAAAGAAACGTCAGATTGCATCTTCTTATTTCCATACTGCAAAAATGATAAACAACTTCTGGTTTGAGGAGGGTTCTATCAATAAAATGGCAGGTTCTCTAAAAGATTACATTAATGAAAAGGGTACATGGCGATTTATGGAAGAATACAGAAACTTCTTGAATCAACACACTGCATGGTACAGACCTTGTAATCCTGATAAGATTCTTAACTGGCAGCAAAAAATCGAAGTTAATGCTGGTGGAAGAAAGAAAGACGTAGGTCTAAACTCAGTCATCATAGGGTTGTCTTTGGATAAAGATCCGACAAATGGTGTAGGCGGTCCATGTAATTTATTTTTTCATGAGGAAGCAGGTATTGCCCCTAACATGGATAAAACAATAGAATACTTATTACCCGCATTAAAATCAGGTATGATCTACACAGGTATGTTTGTAGCTGCAGGGTCTGTGGGTGATTTGGATCAGTGTGAACCACTGAAGGAAATGATATTACAACCCGATTCCAAAGACGTTCTTGCTGTAGGTACTAATCTGTTAAATGAAAACTGGGAATATGCAGAATGTGGTTTGTTTATTCCAGAACAGTGGTCTATGCTTCCGTGTATTGATGAATACGGTAATTCCCTAGTTGAACAAGCGCTAGAAATGATTGTTGAGGAGCGTAAGGATTGGAAGAAAAAACTTAAAGCACAAGACTATCAATTACGCATTTCTCAGAAACCTATTAACATCGAAGAAGCATTCGCGAATAGAAAAGTATCTCTATTCCCGTTACATCTTGTAAATGCCCAGTTGAGAAGAATTGAAGAACGAGAATACTATACTGAATATGTTGATTTGTATAGGGATGAAAATGGTAAGATTGCAGTTCGCGAATCGAGAAAACTACCAATTAGTGAATTTCCTATTTCACCAAAGACTACTGACAAGGAAGGTACAATTGTAGTATATGAACGACCTGTTGAAGATCCTACTTTTGGAATGTATTACGCTTCAGTCGACCCTGTTTCCGAAGGTAAAACAACTACATCAGATTCACTGTGCTCAATCATTGTCTACAAAACCTCTATAGAAATTACTAAAAAGAAAAGCGATGGTTCCGTTGAAAGTCACGTTGAGCGTGACAAGGTGGTTGCTGTATGGTGTGGGAGATTTGATGACTTGAATAAAACCCATGAGAGATTAGAAAATATAATTGAATGGTACAATGCCTGGACAATTGTAGAAAACAACATCTCATTGTTTATTCAGCATATGATAGCTCGAAGAAAGCAGCGATATCTTGTACCCAAAAATCAAATTCTGTTTCTTAAAGACTTAGGTGCAAATACAAATGTCTTCCAGGAATATGGATGGCGTAACGTTGGTAGTATATTTAAAACACACCTCTTGAGTTATGCTGTTTCTTTTTTGACGGAAGAGCTGGATCACATTACAAAAAGTGACGGGGAAATTGTAAAGACAGTATATGGTGTCGAAAGAATTCCAGACCCCATGCTTCTTAAAGAAATGCAGGCGTACAGAGAAGGACTGAACGTTGACCGTTTAGTAAGTTTTGCTGCACTGGTGGCGTTCTCCAAAATACAGCATTCTAATAGAGGTTATGCGAGAAAAACAGAGTATGAGAACACCAATTTGGAGAACTCACCAAAAAATAGTAACTTAAAAATGAGTCCCTTTAGGCATATTGGAGGTTCTAAAAACGCAACTTTAAGCTCAGGAAAGCCTAGGAACCCCTTTAAGAACTTTCGATGATAGACTTTAATCCAATGAAAGATGCAAATATTTAATGCATTACAGCTAAAAAACGGCGCTAAAGCTGAATATAATCGGTTGGGTACAATTACTCAACCTGTACAATTTTTACCCACCAAAGAAAAAACGGAGGAATGGGGTGCGTGGAATATGGACTGGTACGAAATGCAAGGACTTAAGCAAATTCGTAGGAACGCCCGTAAACTTCTTAAAAACTATAAGCTTGCTAATGGTGTAATTGATAAGACTGACTACATTATTGAAGAAGATAATGAGCAAGCCGATCTTATTAATATTCTGACAAAGACAGATGAGTCTGCGTTAGAGCTTAAGTTTTTTCCCATTATCCCTAATGTAATCAACGTACTTTCTGGTGAATTTGCTAAGCGCAATGATCGGATTATGTACCGTGCTGTAGATGAAATCTCATATAATGAGATGCTTGAAGAGAAGCGTCTTATGGTTGAGCAATATCTACTATCTCATGCTGAAGCTAAAATGATGGAAATGCTTATGGCGCAGGGTATGCAAATGGATTCTGAAGAAGCTCAACAAGCAATGAATCCTGAAAACCTTAAGTCTTTACCTGAAATTGAAGCATACTTTAAAAAAGACTACCGTTCAATGATTGAACAGTGGGCGATGCATCAGCATCTTGTTGACGAAGAACGCTTTAAAATAAAAGAGCTTGAGAACATGGCTTTCAAAGACATGTTAATTACCGATAGAGAATTCTGGCATTTTAAAATGAATGAGGACGACTACGAAATTGAATTGTGGAATCCTGTATTGACTTTCTATCACAAATCACCAGAAGTAAGATATATTTCTCAAGGTAACTGGGCTGGTAAAGTTGATTTAATGAGTCCTTCTGATATCATTGACAAGTATGGTTATATGATGACTGAGGAACAGCTTAGATCGTTAGAAGCAATTTATCCTGTAAAAGCTGCAGGATATGCTATTTCAGGATATCAAAACGATGGTACTTTTTATGATGCTACTCGTTCTCATCAATGGAATACAGAAGGTCCGTCTCTGGGTTACCGTCAGTTCGTCAGTGTTAACGACCGCTTCCTGGGTCAAGGTGACGATGTGATCACACAAATCTTGGAAGAATCCGAGGACCTTTATGACTATGGAACTACAAATCTTTTAAGAGTAACTACTGTTTATTGGAAGTCACAGCGGATGCTGGGATATCTAACTCGTATAGAGGATGATGGTAGTGAAATTAAAATGATTGTAGACGAGAACTTTAAAGTCACCAATAAACCGATGTATGATACTTCGGTTATTAAAAGAAAAACAGCAGATAATCTTGTTTATGGTGAACACATAGAATGGATCTGGATTAATGAAGTTTGGGGTGGACTTAAATTAGGACCAAACCGACCTACTTTCTATGGTAATGCTGATGCGACAGGACTTGCCCCAATCTATCTTAACGTTAAGCCTGTTAAATTTCAATTCAAAGGTGATTTTACTCCTTATGGTTGTAAGCTTCCCGTAGAAGGTTCTGTTTTCTCAGACAGAAACAGTCGTTCAGTAGCACTGGTTGACAAAATGAAACCTTTCCAAATTGGTTACAACCTTGTTAACAATCAGATTGCTGACATTCTTATTGATGAATTGGGTACAGTAATTATGCTTGATCAGAATGCTTTACCTCGTCAATCAATGGGTGAAGACTGGGGACAGAACAATTTTGCAAAAGCATATGTAGCAATGAAGTCATTCCAGATGTTGCCACTGGATACTTCTATCACTAATACTGAAAATGCGTTAAATTTTCAGCATTATCAAGTATTGAATCTTGAACAGACTCAGCGGTTAATGTCAAGAATTCAATTGGCAAACTATTTTAAACAACAAGCATTTGAAACTATTGGTATTTCACCTCAACGTCTTGGCGCTGTTAATGCTCAAGAAACTGCTCAAGGAATCCAACAAGCTGTAAATAATTCTTACTCACAGACTGAAACTTATTTTATTCAGCATTCTGAATATCTAATGCCTAGAGTACATCAAATGAGAACAGATTTGGCTCAGTATTATCATTCACATAAACCTTCGGTTCGTCTTCAGTATATGACAGGAATGGATGAAAAGGTTAATTTTGAAATGAGCGGTACCGAAATGCTTGCCAGAGATCTTAACATCTTTGTTACAACTAAGGTGAATCAGAAGCAGATCATGGAACAAATCCGTCAACTTGCTTTGAGTAATAATACTTCCGGTGCATCTATCTATGATCTTGGTAAACTTGTTCAAGCAGACTCCCTTGCTGAAATTAGTCACACTCTAAAAGGTATTGAAGAAAAGACAACTAAAGCTAAGCAACAAGAAATGCAGCAAATGCAAGATATTGAGCGCATGAAACAAGAAGGTCTTGATAAGCGTTTAATGGCTGAACAGCAGTATAAAGCAGAGCAAGCGCAGCTTGAGCGTGACAATGACGTAAGAGTTGCTGAAATTAGATCTGCTGGTTACGGTGCAATGGTGGATCTTGATAAAAATAGTCAGTCTGACTTTAGAGATACTCTTGATTATTTAGATAAAAAAGATCGTGCTGATCAAGAATTAAATATGCGTCGTGAAGCATCTATTTCAAAAAATGCAATTGATCAGCAGAAATTAGACTTGCAAAGACAAGAACTTCAAACAAGAAAAGAGATTGCTCAAAAGCAAGTAGAAGTCGCTCGCACTAATAAAAATCGCTTTGATAAAAAAGATTGATAAGACCCAAAAATGGGTTAGCGATATAATCCGAAAAATGTCACACATTCTTTTCTAAAACTAACTTTCGAAAGTTTAGAAATAGATTATAATGTGTAGATTATTAATGTAGAACAACAAAGAAACCAACACTTTAAATTATGGCTACAGACAAAAACCAATCTACGAATGTAGAATCTGTAACGCTCTCTGACATTGATGATTTTCTTCCGATGCCTAGCGCAGAAGATGTATTAACTGGAGATGGAAAGAGTGATGCAAAAAAACCTAGTCTCTTTTCAAGAAATGCGGCTGTTGATATGAGCTTTCTTGAGAATGATGGCAAAGATGAAAATGCTGATGATGATAAGGATGATTCAGCAGATGATAAAAAAGAACCCATTAACACAGATAATGTGTTGGATGATTTGAATCCCGCTGGTGATGATGAGGAAGATTCTGATTTAAAAGCAGGAAGAAAAAAAGTTGACAAAAGCGGAATGGTTGAAACATTCTCTAAGTTAATTGAAGAGGGTCTTATCATCCCCTTTGAAGATGATAAAAAATTAGAGGAGTACTCTATGAAAGACTGGAAGGAGCTTCTTGAAGCAAATTTCCAGGAACGCGAAAAAGCGATTAGAGATCAAACTCCAACAGAGTTCTTTGAATCACTACCCGATGAACTGCAATATGCAGCTCGTTACGTAGCAAATGGTGGAACAGACATTAAAGGTTTGTTCAAAGCGTTAGCTCAAGTTGAAGAGACTAAGTCTTTTGATCCTGAAGCAGACGCACATCATGTGGTACGTCAGTATCTGAGAGCAACCAATTTTGGTAGTGACACAGATATAGAAGAGCAAATTAAAGAGTGGGAAGATTTTGGAACATTGGAAAAAAAATCTAATAGTTTCAAACCCAAACTCGAAAAGATGCAAGAAGAAATTCTTGAAGAGCAGATTCAACGTCAAGAGCAATACAAAAAGCAACAAGAAAAAGCTGCTCGTGATTACATGAATAATGTGTACGAGACGCTAAAAATTGGTGATCTAAACGGTGTAAAAATCGATAAACGTACACAAACTTTCTTGTTTTCTGAATTGACTGACGCAAAATACCAGTCTATGTCGGGTAAGCAAACAAATCTTCTAGGACATCTTCTTGAGAAGTATCAGTTCCAAGAACCTAGATATGATTTAGTTGCTGAAGCGCTTTGGTTGTTGGCAGACCCTGATGCATATAAAGATCAGATTCGTCAACAAGCAAAGAACCAGGCAACACAAGACACAGTTCGTAAGCTGAAAACTGAAGAAGCAAGAAAAATTGCAGGAACAGTAGCTGACGAAAAAGAAGAAAAAGCCGGAAGAAAAATACCTCGTCCGTCAAACATATTCAAAAGAAGTTAAATAAACCTTTAACAATAACAATTCAATCCTAAAACCCTTTCAAAAATGAGTACACCTGTTCTTAACAATGGTCTCTTCCTCAGGGATACTAGCTACAAAGTTAGTTCTCACGTGGACAGCTACCACCTGGTGAACATGCTCAAGAGTGCAGAACCCATGGATTTGGGTCCTGTAGACTTGTGGGCAATGACCCAGAAGGTAGAAATGCCTCTTTATCAGATGGCATCTTTTGGTGGTAAAAACACCATTCTTGTAAATAACCCTCGTGGTGAGTACAAATGGCAAACACCTATCGTACAAGATCTTCCTTACATTACTGAAGACGCTGAACCAGGCGCTTCTGCAAATGTTGGAAAAGATGGTACATCTTTCAAAATTAAAGTAAACAAGCGTTCTTTCGGACATGGTGATATCATCACATACGATAAGTACAATGGTGCAGAAATGTACGTTACTGCAGAAGATATTCTTCCTACTGGTGACGGATTTCTTTACACTGTTCAACTTGTAAACAACGACAACCAAAAAGGTCTTGACAAGAATTTTGTTAAGCCTGGTACTAAGTTGTTCCGTAAAGGTTCTGCTCGTGGTGAATACGGTGAGCGTTTCTCTGACATCGGAGAATTGAGCACTGGATTCCGTGAGTTCTACAACTACGTAGGTGGTGCTGAAGCTCACGTACACTACAGTGTATCTAGCCGCGCTGACTTGATGATGAAAGGTGGTATGCAAGCTGATGGTAGCGTACCTGTAACTGAAATCTGGCGTTCATTCGATAAGAGTATTGATCCTTCAATTACTTCTATCGATGCTATGGTTGCTAAGATGGGTAAAGACTACATCAAGCGAGCTTATGATAGCGGTACTTTATCTCGCTCTTTCGTTACCAATTTGGAAGCAGCTCACTTGACTAAAATTGCAACAGACATCGAAACCTACTTGATGTGGGGACAAGGTGGTCGCGTTAAGCAAGATGGTCCAGATGATATCCGCTTGTCAGTAGGTCTTTGGAAGCAGTTGGACAACTCTTTCAAGCGTATCTACAACAAAGGTTCTTTCAACCTTGAGCTTTTCCGTAGCGAAATCTTCAACTTCTACAATGGTAAAGTTGAATTTAAAGGACCAGATCCTAAGCGTCAGATCATCGTACAAACTGGTATGGCTGGTATGAAGATGGTGAACGACGCTATCAAGAAAGAAGCTATGGGTGCAGGTCTTGTGGTACAAGCTGCTGATATCGGTGCAATCACCGGTCAGGGAATGGATCTGAATTTTGGATTCGCTTTCACTAGCTACACAATTCCTTTCTTGGCAAACGTTAAGTTTGTGTTGAACCCTGCTTTTGATAACGTTCATACTAACGATATTGAAAACCCAATCATTGATGGTTTCCCTCTGTCAAGCTACAACTTTATTGTATTCGATATCACTGATAATACCAACGACAACATCTTCTTGTTGAAGTTGCAGTGGGATAACGAACTGAAGTGGTTCTATCAGAACGGTACTATGGACTACATGGGACGTACTCAAGGTTTCTCTTCTAGCGGAAACTTTAACGGATACCGTGTGTTCATGACTCAAACGATGCCTGCTTTGTGGGTAAAAGATCCAACCAAAGTGTTGAAGATCGTTATGAGAAACCCGATCACTGGTGGTTCTTTCTAAGAATAACCTATTACAAATCTGGGGGTAACCATTCCCCCAGTTTTTGTTTTTACAATCTTCCACCTCCTCGATGTCGATTAAATTCGACAACTCACCTGGGGCAACCCAGGTTCCTTCTGAGATGTAACAACCTTGTCGTGGTTCAGAAGCTTTAAACTAATAGTTGCAAAAATATAAACCAACAAAAACCAAGTATGGAAACAATGATTGAGAAACACAATTCTCTAAAGAGAAGTAGCACAATTGCTATTCGACCTTACGTAGACAATGGCTCATCAAACATGGGTCTTGAGCGTTACAGTATGTCACTGTTTGAAGGAGTATTTCATGAAGAACAGTTAGCATGTTTAGAAAACAATGGTATTAAACGTTTTGTCACAGGTCTGAATGAATTTGCTCCAGAACTTAAGAGATTAGATGAAGATGAGCGTAATGCTATGATTCGTGAAATTAGACGAATTGTAAGCACTCTTGAAAAAGAACTTGCTTCAAATGAAGTAGATCCTGAAGACAAAGAATTTTGGAATAAGGTAAAACTTCTAAAACCGACTAATGATGAATTTTGGAGCAGAATTGTACTTCGTTGTGGTAATGAACCTATCTTTTTAGATCCTCAAAAAGACGCATATGATCTAATTAAGTTGCGTGCAATTGAGGCTGGTGGTTTTTCAATTATTGCTAAAAGTCTTGAAGATGCCCGTAGTCGTGCAGTTCCTCCTAAGTTTTACTTAGATAAGTACGAAGAAACCGCAGCTATTAAGACAGAAGTTAAAAAGATCAGAAACAAAGCACTTGCTGAACTTCAAAAGCTTTATGACAAGAATGCAAATAAGCTGTTCTATGTATGTAAAGTTGTAGATGCAAGTTCTACTCAATATCGTAAGAGTACACCTGTTGATGTAATGTATGATAATATGGATAAATACATTAATGGTGAGTCTGTAGATAGAGATAAACGCAAAACAGCAGAACGTTTCTTAGAAATCTGCAGTTTGGATATGGAAACATTAAAACTGCGTTCTATTGTAAAAGATGGAACATTCTATAAGCTTCTTGCAACTAGAGCAGATGGTTATATCTATCATATGAGCAGTAGCACAATGCTAGGTAAAAATCCTTCTGAAATTGTAGAGTATCTGAAGAATCCTTTGAATGAAGAAATTCTTGCAGACCTTACTAGAACTGTAGAAAAATATTGGAATAGTTAAATACTGGAGAGTAAATGAACAACAACCTGTTACAAATCAAGTTTAAGGAGCGGTTAAATAAACTAGCTTCTCTTGATTACGACAACTTGGAATGCTGGCAGATTGTTGAAGCTTTCAACAAAGCTCAGCTAGAATGGGTGCGCAGACAAGTTGCTGGTAGTAACATTCGCAAACAAGGTGATGAAGCATCAAAGATTATGATTGATGATTTACAAATTCTTGTAAGTGAAGCAGTTCTTACGGGTTCAGATTATGATACATATTTTGAAACTGATAAACTACCTCCGAACTACTTGTATTTCAAGCGTATGACAGCTATTGCTAAAGACAAATGTTGTCCTTCAAGACCTGTTGTTGTTTATTTAGCTGAAGTGGGAGATGTTGACAACCTTTTGTATGATGCTTTTAGAAAACCGTCATTTGAATGGGGTGAAACTTTTTGTACGATGGGAAACAATCGTTGCAGAGTTTATACAAGTACAACATTTGATATTGAAAAAGCAACTTTGACTTACTACAGACTACCACGTACAATCAATTTTGATGGTTGTGTTAATATCTCAACCGGTGCAGTTGGTACAAATGTAGAGTCAGAATTTAAAGATGACATTGTCGAAATCATTATTGATGAAGCAGTTGCAATTCTTGCAGGAGATATCGAAAACTTTAGTCAGTACCAGAGAAATAAATCAAACGCACAAGCTAATTCATAATGTTACAAAAAACCATCAAACGTCCTTCTAGCACACACGGTGAGTTTTTGGGTAGCTTATTTGGTTTAAGAGATCAAATTCATTTGATTCATCTTTCAACAAGAAGTTATTCTGAACATAAAGCTCTTGATGAGTTTTATTCTGGACTGTTAGATTTGATTGACAGCTTAGCTGAAGGTATTCAAGGTATACACGGATTACAGGAAATATCTATACCAGCATCCACTCAATCAACAGATTCTGTAGAAATTTTAACTGAATTCTACAAAATATTGGAAGAAAAACGTATATTATATAGTGAGGGGTGGGTGCAAAATCAGATAGATGAAATAGCTCAATCGATAGCGCAAACACTCTACAAACTAAAATTTTTAAAATAATCTTTTAACCCTAAATCTTTTAAAAAATGGCTTACTTTCCCCATGCATTCCAGAAGGTACTAGTTGGTACTAACGGATTGAAAAGTTCGAGCACTTCCGAGCACGTTGTGTCTTTGGAATCTCACCCTGGTAAAGTGTCTGTAATTGACGCTAAGACCAATGCTATTCAGGACCTGACTGCAGCTCCTGCTACAAAATTGTTTTACCTTGCTCAAGGTAGCTTCCACGCATCGGACAAAATTGGTCCTTTCCACGGTGGTTACAAAGAGTCTGTAAAGACAAAAGGTATTAACCCTAAATTTGTTAGCAAGTTCTACTATGTAGCTCCTGCCGCTCCTGTTAATCAAATCATCACTGTTGGTGAGAATGATTACTGCACTATTCCTTGCGAAAAGACTGTACGTCTTCGTTTGGATGTAAAAGGTTCACCTGCTCTTCGTTTCTTAACTCACAATGTCTACAAGACTTTGGATAGCTACACTGGTTGTTGCGATTCATCTAACACTCCTGTAGGTGTTGAGACTGTATTTGAAGCTTGGGCTGCTGAGATTGCTGGAGATCCTATCTTGAGCAAGTTTATCTCTGCTGCTGTATTGTACATCACTAAGAATGCTCAAGGTGTTGTAACCGGAACTTCTACTACCAAAACTTCTGCATGGATTGCACTTCCTGCTGCTCAAAAAGCTGCTAAATTGCGATTGACTGGTGCTTATGTAGATACCAAATTTGGTGACTGTTCTTTCTCTCCAATGGATCATGTAGAGCTTGAACCAATTCAAATCTACGCTTCTGCTTTGGAAGACAATGGCGATCCTTGTGCTAGTAACTGTTTCTCAGTTGCACAAGTACAAGCTGCTGCTCAAGGTAAAGGTTTTGGTGAGACTGTTCTTCGTGAACTTATCCTTAGCAAGCGTTACGAGCAAGAGCCTTTCCAAACTGATGCTCGTTTGCGTGAAGTATTGGATGATACCACTTTGGGTAGCATCAGCCGTACTGCATCTTATGGTGCTTACTACATCCTTCACAGTGTACCTCGTTCTAGCAACCCTAGCGGTATGATGGATGCTGATCAGTATTTGATTAAAGTGGTTGTTACCGCTCCTAATGCTGATTTCGAAACATTCGTTGAAGCAGCTCTTGCTGCTGCTGGTAACAGTGTTGCTCTAGAGACACTCTAAGGTAAACATATAACCTAAGCAAAAGGGAGAGCGAGAGCAAAAAACTCTCCTCTCCTTTTTTGCTTTATGGAGACTTTTTTGTAAATTTTATTGTAGAGGTACATGTCATGGCAATCAAACATTATTTAGCATTAGATATTCCAGATACTGCAGTTCCAACGGTACTGCGCATTGTTGATGCGTCTGTATACGGACAGGGATTGCCTATTGAATGTCCTCGTTTAGATATATATCTTCCAGGATTTCAGGAACCTATATTTATTTCAGAAGGACTTACACCTGGATTTTCAAAAAATATAAGCGGTATAGACTTAGGTCTACAACATCCGCAGTCCGAAACGTTGATTGGCTTACCCGACGGACTTTACAAAATCAGATATTCTATAAGTCCTAATGAAAAAGTATTTGTAGAATATTATCATTTAAGAACTACAAAGATCATAAATTCTTATGCTGCAGAACTTTGTAGACTTCAGTTAGAAAAATGTGAGCCTACAGCAGAGCTTCATAAAAAATTACATGATCTGAGATATATTAAATTATATCTAGATGGTGCTAAAGCAAAAGCAGAGCAATGTCACGCTCCTGCTCAAGCTATTGATATGATGACTTATGCTGAAAAGCTTTTAAGCAAATATCATAGTGGATGCTGTATTTCATGCGGTACTCCATATACAAGAAGTTGTAATTGTCACTAAAACCAAAGAATATGAGTAACAACACTTGTGCTAATTGTGGAACGAACATTACTTGCGGATGCCAAGTCAAAACAGCATCTGACGGAACAAAATGTTGCTCTCAGTGTCTTGCGCAGTATGAAGAATCTTTAAAGAAAAAATGAGCGAAGTACAAGAACATATTGACGGATTATTTGCAGACGCTGTTTATAAAGCGTTTAAAGCAAAGCGTTACGGTATAAAGTCTTGTCCTAAACCATTAGAGATTGATCATCTTGCAGATATTCGAGAAGTCTACAAACGTGTGACAGAACTCGACAGAAACGAAATGAAGCTTGCGACTTCTTGTTGCACGTTAAACAAAATTACCGAGCATATAAAGACACTATAAGGATGAAACCTGTAAAGAATAATACAACCCCCGGATGCTCAGCTGTATCGTCACAATGTGTGATATGGCAGGGTCCGGATATCCCTTGCATCAATCTTTGCAAAGGTGATACAATCGATGATGTAGTTTATAAGCTTGCTACGATTCTTTGTGAATCTACAAGCGGTGTAATTGATATTACTACATTAGATTTTAAATGTTTAGTTGAGCAGTATCAATCTGATCCACAGACACTTATCCAACTTTTACAACTTCTTATTGACAAAATATGTTCTTTAGAAGATCTTATTGATGGAGGTAATGGAGGTGGTAGTGGTTCTGTGAATGTACAGCTTCCTCCTTGTCTTCGTTATACCAACAACGATGGTGACTTTATAGAATACTTAGAGCATACTGCATATAGCAGAAAACTTGCTGCAGAGATATGCACGCTTATTGGAAACATTGCTTCTCATAATACACGTATTACAAATCTTGAAACACGTGTAACAACGTTGGAAAATGGTTCAGGCGGTGGAGGTTCAACTTCTATTACAGTAACTCCACAGTGTACAGGTACTCCGGGTACTCCTACAACCATACAAAATGCTTTTTTGAATTTAGAAGACGAGTTTTGTGATTTAAGAATCGCAACGGGTACAACTTCACAAATTCTTCAGGCACTTGCTAAACAATGTAATAATCTTGGAAGTCAATTCCAGTTATCTGGTAATGGAGTAGCTGTAATGTCTCAGCTACCTGGTTGGGTTAATAATCCTACATCTGTTGCTGATACTATTAATAACATCTGGCTTACACTATGTGACATTAGAGATCGAGTTGATGATCTTGGTGTAGTAACATCAATTAAGTGTACTGACCTTATTATTGATTTCTTACTAACAGTTAACCAGCAAAGAACAAGTGCTTCACTAACGTTTGCAGGACTTTCAACAATACCAAGTGGCTTAACAGAGCAATTAGGAACAAGAGTTAGAATCGCTTGGAATAACGGTGCAAACTTTGTGGATGTTCCATTTACTTTAGGAAATTTTGTATCTCCTGATGGTGGTCCATTTGAAATAAATCTTGCGTCATTAAATCCTAACGTTCCTACTGATAAAGACTTAACATTTACAGTCACAACAACTTATACTGGTTCAGGTCTAACTTGTTCTAAAACTGCTATTAAAACCTCAACATTTACTTGTAATAAACCCACTGTTGGAACGGTTTCATTAGTACAAGCTACAGCTAGTAGTTTAGAAGTAGTTTGGGCAGAACCTACAACCGGAACTACACCAGTTATATCTTATACTGTAACTCTAAAAAATAACTCTGGAACAATTACATATCAGACTGCACAGACAACTATAGGTCAGTACTTATTTAGCGGCTTAAATGCTTCTAGTTCTTATAGAGTAGACGTTGTAGTTAATTACGAGTGTGGTTCTTCAGCTGTAACAAGTGGATTGTTTAGTACTCTTTCCGGTGGTGGTACTACATATTACTATTATCAGGTAGAAAGATGTTGTGGTGCTAGCCCTACAATTTTGAATGTTAGAAGTAACAGCCAATTAACTGTTAATCAGGGTGTAAATATTTCAGGTTCAGCTAATGCCCCATACGCATGGCATGTAATTGGGACATCTTCACAAATTGTTTCAGCTCCTGTAGTACTTGCTGTTCACCCAGATTGTGAAGCTGCAATTGATGATTTAGGAGATCCTTGTGATGACGGTGGTGGTAATGGTGGTGTAGTTTAAAAACATAAAACATTAGATAAAGATGTACCCTAACGATTATTGTCAACCTTGTCAACAAACAGTACCTCCGGTTACTGTACCACCTCCTCCAGTATGTGCTGGGGAGCCGTGTGTTGAGTTATATAAAGATGATTGTGTTCTTTATACAGGACCCAATTTTCCATGCTTAAATGTTACAACAAATGAGCGTCTTGAAAGCGTTTTGATTAAAATCATGACAAAACTTTCTCAGTGCTGTTGTGATGGTACACCTCAACCTGTTGACTGTGTTGTATCAGAATGGAGTGCTTGGGGTGAATGCATTTGTCCAGATGAAGGCGCCGAAATAGAAATATGTACTCAAACAAGAACTAGAACAGTTATTACACCAGCATCTAATGGAGGCGATCCTTGTCCTTTACTTATTGAAATAAGAGAATGCTGCCAACCAGTAAACTGTGTAGTATCTCAATGGAGCGAATGGTCTAACTGCGTTAATGGCATTCAAACAAGAACAAGAACAGTAGTTACTCCCGCCTCTTGTGGTGGTACTGCTTGTCCTCCACTAGTAGAGACAAGGTCATGTTGTACTCCTGTAAACTGTGTTGTATCAGCATGGGGTCCTTGGTCAAATTGTGTTAGCGGAGTTAGAACTAGAACAAGAACTGTTGTTACACCAGCATCATGTGGTGGAACAGCTTGTCCTGCACTTACAGAAACTCAAGATTGTGATGGGGGTTTACCTGTAGATTGCGTAGTTTCAGATTGGAGTCCTTGGTCTAATTGTGTTAACGGTGAGCAGACAAGAACTAGAACTGTTGTAACACCTGCTGAAAACGGTGGAGCACCATGTCCAACTTTGATAGAAACAAGAGACTGTATAGGATGTACAACACCAACAGGTCTTTCAGTACAAACTTTAGCTTAAACATAAACATTAAATTATAAAAACATGCCATCATTTACTTTAAACTGGACCCCTGCGGGTGGTCAAACAACAACAGCACAACGTGTGCAAAGAAAATCAGGCGGAGGAGCTTTTGCAACAATTGCAACTCTTGGTACTGCAGCTAGTACGTACACAGATACTAGTGGTTCTGATAACATACTTTATACTTATCAGATTGTTAACGTATGTACTAATGGCGAAGTAGATTCAAGTGACGTTCTTATTTGTAATCCTACTTGTCCTACAGTTACAGAAGTAGTTAGTGGAACTGGTGTAGAACTTTCTTTCCCTTCACTTTCAGGTAATACTGTTTATACAGGTAATGTTACATTTAGTGGTGGTATTGCTGCTCAAGCAACTAGTGGCAACGCTAATGGTTTTGCTTTAGGATTTACTGGTGCTTATGGTACAACTTATACATATACTTACACAGTTTCTTGTGGGGGATTCCAAATTTCATGTTCTGATACAGTTGCTATTTCTAGCCAACCATGTTTGACACCAACTGAACTTTCAGTAATGAATGACGCGGGTTTTGACTCATAAGATAAAATTTAAAATATTATGGCAACAGTAACATTAACATGGACACCAGCAGGAGGTGCTAACTCTACAAATCAAAGAATTTATAGAGGTTTAGATCTTACTGTCTCTACACTGTTAGCAACTGTATCGCCTAGTGTAGCAACTTATACTGATTCAACCGCTCCTGATGGTGCAACTGTTTATTATCGAGTTGCTAATATCTGCAATAATGGTGGTCCAACTAATAGCACTGTAGTAAGTATAACTACACCCGGTGGCGGAGGTGGTGGCAGTACTGACCCTGTAGAATACTTTAACGTTGGATGGGGTGGTGATACAAGTGCTGCATGCAGTATGGCTAATATTGGTGGTAATGTATTCTATACAACGTGTAGAACCGACGAGTTTGGTTCTGGATGTCAATTGTATATTGATGGCTCTATGAGTGGACGTCTGCAAGGCTTTACGCATTTATTTGCTAATAACATGAACTGGCTTATTACTACCGAAGGTGTAGTTATTGGACCAGACGATACTCAGTGTTAAGATAAAAAAATCATTGATCAGGTTTGTTGGTTTCTCCTGGCAGTGGTCTGTGAGACCCCCGGTAGCAATACTGGGGGTTCTTGCTATTATTTATAGTTAAAATCAATACAAGTTCTACAAAAAGGTATATATTTGTAGAACTTATCCATGAAAAACCCAATATAATATGAGTCTAATTTCATCTGTATATCAGAGTTTAAAACGCAAACGCTCTGATCAGGAGAAAGCTGAAAAGATAGGCATTCCCTTAAAAAAATACCTTGCATTAAAAGAGTTAATAGTTAATGCAATTAGTGAAATTTCTTCTGTAGTTGATAGTCACGTTGTTGATTATTTGCAAGGAAAGTTAGTTGATAAAGTTGAAGAAACAGCTCTCATTGGTCAATTAAATGAAGAGCTTGGTAAAATTGTCATTGATAAATCAAAGTCTGAAGGAGCTACTATTGTTGAACAGCACGTTGATCTGGAGACCGGTACTACAAAAATTACCGGTCTTTTTGCTGCTGAGCCTAGAAGTTCTGAAGAAATAATAGAGCTACTTAATATTGATACACGAAAGTGGAAACTTTCGCAATACTGGAACAAAGAAAAAAGTGGGCGATGGTATGTGTCAGCACTTGTAAGTAAACTTCCAGAGGAGCAAGTTATACAAAGCACGTTTTTAGAGATTCTTCAAAATTATGAATTACCGGAAATTCAACCCCTCGACAAGAGTAACATCTTGCTCAATAAATCAGCAGAAGAAAAAGTCTGTGGAGTTTTCTCTCTTCAAGATCTTCACTTTGGAAAACCAGGAAACGAAAATCTCGGAGAAATTCTTGAAAACTGTGTAAAGTCCTTATTAACAAAGGCTTACAATACATACTACCTTGATGAAATAATTTTTGTAGTTGGTGGAGATGCTCTAAATATGGACACATTTAACGGTACAACCACAAAGGGGACTATTGTAGAAAATGGGGAAGGTCCTGTAGAAACCTACATTAAAGCTTTTGACTCTCTTATGCAAACAATTGGGACAATATCTCAATTTTGCAATAAGCTAAAAATAGTATACTTACCAGGTAATCATGATAGATTGTCATCATTTCATCTGGTACATGCTTTACAGCAAGGTTTTAAAGATTGGTCAAATATTGATTTTGATAGCGCATATGCTGAAAGAAAAGTACACCTATATGGTTTAAATATGTTCTGTTTTGAGCATGGTGATGTGACTACAAAAAACAATCCTTTGGTATATGCGACAGAATTTCCTATTGAATGGGGTTCTGCATCATTTAGAACTCTCTATGTTGGACATTATCACACAAAGAGGTCAAAGGAATACTTGACAGAAAACGAAGAAAACGGGTTTACAACTCGTCAACTTCCAAGTTTGTCATCCTCAGATTATTATCATTACCACAATAAATGGACTGGTAATAAGCGCGCAGGAATTTTAGAACTGCACTGTGAGAAGAAAGGTAAAGTTTCAGAGTTTGTTTATACACTTTAATGGGTCAAAACCATGAAAGTATGGCAAAAATTTATTAAATTCTTATTGTAGGACGTGCATGAAAGACGCTAAGAAACCAGACTTAAATGCACCGCGTTTTAGACCCTCTGTATTGGGTACTCTTAATAAGTCTGTAATCAGTCTTCTGAGAGATAAAATACACGGTTTGAACAAGCTTAGCGATGTTGAGATTAAGAATATAATCTTAACATTTAATGAGCTATTGTGGAACACGGTGTTAGAAAATAGGGACGGTGTTGAGCTTCCAGAGCATGTGGGCAACTTATTCATAGGAACCTGTAAACCTAAAATTCGTAAAAACGTAGACTTTAAAAAGTCACAGGATTATTTAAAGGTAATCCAACATCGTAACTGGGAAAGTGATGATTATCTAGCAAAGATATTCTATACTAATCATGAAACTAGATATCGATTTAAAAATTACGAAGTATGGGGTTTTCAGGGGTCGCGGAGGTTTAAAAGAACACTTGGTAAAGTGTATCCTGAAAACTGGAAGCTGTATGTTCAAGTAGATCACACGCTTCAAGTTTCCAAGCTGTTTAGAAAAAACAGTTACAGAATCATGAAGGAAGCAGAAAATACCAAAAACCTAGAAAGTTATGATGAACTAGCACTTGACTAAGCACGCTATTTAAAACATACAAGGGATGGTAACTATTGGAGAAGTAATATCTAGGGTGCGTAATCAAGTTAAGTCGGTAAAGCAAGACGCTTTTTTAACCGACCGTTTTCTTCATTCCCTTATTCGCAAATACGCAGCACTAATGATGCGACGTCAGGACAACCTGAATCGCATTATGAAATTTAACTCTGTATTTCAAGCTCTTTCTTTTGTTGAGCTTATTGAAATTGATAAGATTGAAGCACAATGTCATTGTGTTGAAAGTGGTTGCACATTTAAAAGAACAAAAGATAAAGTACCAGCTTTAATGCAGGGTTACTGGGGTCCTCTTATGAGGTCGGTTACAAGTATTGATATAAGTGAAGAACTTGTACCAACATTTCCGCACACATTTGAAAAGATTGCAAACCAAAAGACGTTTAAATACAATAGGAAAAAATACTATTGGTATTTAGACGGGTATTTGTATTTCCCAAATCTAGAGTGGGATGCTATTAGAATTGAAGGTGTGTTTGAAGAAGACATTAGTAAATACAATTGCGATATTAAAGATGATTGTTTGTATATGCAGGATCGTGGATTTCATGTTCCTGAATTCCTTTTTGCAGAAATCGAACAGAATGTTGTAAGAGATCTCGCGGGAATGATTCAGATTCCTTCTGATATTATGCAAGACAACAGACACCTTGCTAGACAATAAAACATTAAACGATGCTTACGGAACTTCAATATAGGACATTTGACGAGCTTCTGCAGAGCGTTGAGATTGACATGAAAGGTGTCGATAGTCAAGGTTATGTAGAACCACAAGAATTGCTTAAAGTAGCAATTAAAGTCAACAGAGAATTAGGTTTAAAAATCAATCCTTCTAGACAGAAGTGTATTGAAATACATAAAGGAAAAGCCAGACTACCTGAAGATTTTAACGTGTTAAATTTTGCCTTGGTTTGCGAGTCAAGAAATGAGCATCCTATAGTTAGAAAAGAGAAGACTTACAACCAGGGTTTATTAGAGGGTGTTTTAATGGCACAGAACATTCTTTCTAGAACAAGTGTTGATCAGTTTACGATTACAATGGATTTACAACCTAATGGTAATCTTATCAGTCATACTCTAAATACAATGGATGTAATTGTACAAGCACAATTACCTGATGGAACCCTAGCTTCATTTGATTTTTCTACACCAAGTACAGGTGAGATTATTTTAGACAATGATACAGCACAATTAATTACAGGTGTAAAGATTATCATTATTGGTAAAAAGTCAATTACAAATTTTGGTAGTCAACAACATACTAATCTTAATAATGACGACAATAATCCTTCAGTTACCTATATCTATAATAACGTAGTTAATACTTATAAAAGATTAGTACCAATTGAAATTAGACCCAGCAGAAAAATTATGAATGACTGCTGGAATCTTACTGTAAAAAGTCATTACATAGGTTACTTAGAAAATGGATTTTTCCATGTCAATTTTGACGAGGGTACAATTTATCTAAATTATTCTTCTGTAATGGAGGATGACGCGGGTAATCTTTTGGTTTTTGATCACCCTATTGTAAATGAATATTATGAATATGCACTAAAAGAGCGAATCTTTGAGAATATGTTTTTGAGTGGTGAGTCTTCAGTACAAAACAAATTGCAGTTTATATCTCAGAAATTGAGAATGTCAAGAAATAATGCATTTAGTTATGTAAATACTCCTGACTTTAATGAGTTGAAGCGCGTTTGGGAAATGAATAGAAAAGCGCAATACCACAACTACTACAACATGTTTAAGAGCAATATACGATGAGCATTATACAAAAAAAGATTAAGGTTGGTGTTTATGATGCCAATGTGGTTTTTATGGTAACTGACTCAATGGAGGAAGTTGCGATAAAAACATTTCGTAAAACAAAAGAAATCTGGTCTATTGAAGACGCAGACGGTTGTGTTTTTTATACAACAGGTTTGTACTATTTAGTGCTTCTACAAGAACAAATATCTCACAACCTTATAGCTCATGAAATATTTCATCTTTCAACTCGGATATGCGAAGATAGATATATCGAAGATGAAGAAACAAAAGCTTGGTTAACAGGTTATCTTACTGAAAACATTTATAAGTTTTTAGACAAAAAGAAAATTGAAATAAAGCTATGAGTCAAGGGCTTGATAATAAAAGTAGTCTGCAGAAGAACAATACCTTTACAAAAGGTATGGTTAAAGACTTTAACGACCTATTTGTCGGTGAGGGGTTGTGGACTCATGCCCGTAATGCGGTAAACAATTCACATCTTGGTGAGGTTGGTGTGTTAGGAAATGAGCAGGCAAATAGATACTGTACTACAGCTCCCTACACTATAATAGGATTAATCCATAAGTCAAGTAGTGAGTGGATTGTATTTTCTACAAATAATACCGATAGCGAAATTGGAATTTTTGATGAAGGTTTGTGTAAATACACAAAATCTGTAAATGATAAATGTCTTGGTTTTAAGACAACTAATTTAATTACTGGTGCAGCAAAAGAAAACTTTGACTGTACTCACTCTGTTTATTGGCAAGACGGGTTAAATCCTGATCGGTATATTAATCTGGATAATATACCCTATAAGAAGACTGGCGTCAACCTTTCCCCAGATCCTTCATGTTATATTCCAGAATATTCAGATGAATTGGATTGTGAAAAGACCCTCTTGCAATCTATAGTAGAAACACCCTGTATTCGTATCAGTAAGGGGAAAGGTGCCGGTCAATTACTTAATGGTTCTTATCAAGCTGTAATCGCTTACTCTGTAAATGGTGTTAGAGTAACGGATTACTTTAAACCAAGTAATGTTCAATCGCTGTGGAGTCATAGTGGTGTAGGTGGTTCAATGGAAATAGATATTGATGAAATAGACACAACATTTGATGAGTTTGAACTTGTTATGGTCACTACAGTCAATTTGCAAACTGTAGCTCGCAGAATAGGATATTATAATACTCGTCAAAAGAAAATAGTTCTTGACCTTATAGATCAAGCATGGGTAACAATACCCTTGTCTTACATTCCTCTTCAAAATGCACTTTATTACAAGAGTGATAAAATATTTGAGATTAATGGTTACCTACTAAGATCTGGTGTAACAACAAGACCTGATTTTAATTATCAACCTTTAGCAAACCAGATTCAGTCTAAATGGGTTTCTGTAGAATATCCTTCTAACTATTACATTAGAGGTGGTAATAAAACTTCATACATGCGTGATGAGGTCTATAGCTTCTTTATTCGTTGGATTTATAAAACTGGTCATCGTTCTGCATCTTATCATATTCCAGGTAGAGCACCAATAGCAACCGACACGCAAATAGCTACTGGTAATGATGTTTTGCCTGGTGAAACAATAAATTGGCAGGTTTATAATACTGCTACAAAAACAGCGGCTTCAGGAATACTTCCAGACGGTGGGGTATTATCTTTCACAGGTCAAATGGGGTATTGGGAATCTACAGAAAAATATTCTGATGACAAACCTGATATTTGGGGTCCATTGTGTGGTAAACCTATTAGACATCATAAGTTTCCTGATAACGTTACAACACATATACACTCTAACGCAGGTTCGAAAATTTCAATACTAGGTGTTGAATTTTTAAATATTCAGCACCCGTTAGATTTAGATGGTAATCCTATAGAAGATATTGTAGGATATGAGATATTAAGAGGATCTCGTGAGGGTAATAGAAGCATAGTTGCTAAAGGATTGTTTAACAACATGTGGGAATATGAAATTGATGGACAACCTGGTAAAAAAGGATTGTATCAAAATTTTCCATATAATGACTTGAATCCAAATGTGTTTTTAAGAACAGCGTTGAAAAAAGATAATGGTAATAAACCTGATCACAGTTCACTTGCACCGTCAAGTTATCGTAAGGATATTTACTCTTTTCATTCACCTGATACTACATTTAACAAACCTTTTTTCTCTCAAGGTGCAGTAGAAGTATATACGGTTGAGCATGGCTCTGTTGAAGGTAAATTTGAATTTCCATATAAGCATCCTAAAAGTAAATTAATTACAGATGGTGCTTTTGTATTTGCATCTGTTGTCGGTGCCGGTATAGCAGTTCTTGCAGCTTTAGGTAAGGCGACAAACAGGACTGATGTAAGCGCTACATTTCTTGGTGCAGGTGTAATAAAAATATCACAAGCTGAATCAGGAACTGCTACAGCTATTCCTGATATAGCAAGTATGATTACAGCAAGACCTGTAGGTACAGTTGCTGGTATTCTGTTAGCAGCACCAGCATTAATATATTATGGTGCTCTCGGTATTCAATCTGCTTTGGAAGCTATTTATGCATTTAGTCCATTTAGGGATTATGCTTTGCAAGTAAACTCTCACGGATTTTACAATAATGCAATACCGATTACTAATAAAGGTAACAGGCGTAGAGCAGTTACAGATAATTCTGGAAGATATATTGATCCATTTGTTCAAGCATATGTTGATAATTTGAAGATTAATAATTTATTTAGAAATAAGTTTGTAGCAGTAAAACTATCTAGTCAATTATCTGACCCACATGTTAATGTTGGTAATAATTCTATTAAGGATAATTCAAGAGTAAGAATTCATGATTTAGAAAAGCATGATGATCCTACAAATGGCGTGTATAGTAGAAATACATCTGCATATTATGGGGCAATTAAATTGAGCTATGAGAATCAATATGGACAATTAGATTCTATTGTTCAGCTTCCTATTGAAAGTTGCATATTCAAAACACAACCTGGTTCAATTAGATATCGAACTGGAGCATTATTTGGAGGAGATGTGTATATTAATCGATACACTGAAAAAAATCCATATATGTTTTTTAATCAGTGGTTACTAGGTGAAAACAATGGTACAGAATACAACTATAAGAATTATATTAATGGACCGTTTCCTCGTTACTGGGCAAACTTAGAAAGGTTTGATTTAAATGATTTTACAATCAAACTAAATTTAAAGAAAGGTTTAGAACTTACTACACCAAGTGATTTTCATCATATGGATAGAGCTGGTAGTAAGACTGGTGTTTTTGTACTTAAGCGAGCGTTTTTTTATCTATTTAATAATGGCGTGAGAGATTTCTTTGTGGAATCCGAAATAAACCTTGCACATAGAGATTACGGTGAATTGTTACATGAAAAACATTTTGAACCTGAAGGATACTCTGACTACAATGAAATGTTTAGATCAGATATTATCACTAAAGGTAACTACTATAAATATGATTTTTCTTTAAGCGTATCTAAGCTATATAACAATTTTTCAACTTGGGGTAAAGTACTTCCTAGAAGTTATGATCCACGAGTTGCGGTAGATTGTTTTGAGTATTATCCGAGTCGAGTTATTTATTCATTACAACAACAGGATGAACTAAAACGTGATAATTGGAAAGCATATCTTGCAAATAACTATAAGGATTTTGGAGGTAAGGTAAGTAATATCAAAAGCTTAAATGAGAATGGTGCTGTTATTCTATATGAAGATTCAGAACCTACTCGTTTTGTAGGCGTAGATACACTTCAAACTCAAGGTGGTACAAAAATTACTATAGGGGATGGTGGATTATTCCAACAGAACATGCAATCCCTTGTTAACGCTGATGATATTCTAGAATATGGAAGTTGTCAAAGTCATAGATCAGCTATAAATACTCCTTATGGATTGTTTTACATTTCTCAGAAAATTGGTAAAGTGGTCCAATATGGTGGCGGAGGTTTAGAAGAAATATCTCGTAACGGTATGCGTCTCTGGTTTGCTGAGTACTTACCATCTAAGTTATTGCAAGCATTTCCTGATTATGATCTCTATGATAATCCTGTTGAAGGAATTGGTTGCCAGACAATATATGATGGTCAGTATGATTTGATCTATTTTACAAAAAGAGATTTTAAACCATTACTACCAGAAATTAAATATGACATAGAAGCTAAGAAGTTTTATGTTCCTTGTAATTACAATCTAATAGAAAACCAACCTTTAACACCGGTTGGTAGCAGATGCTATGTTGAACTTACAAATCCTAAATATTTTGAAGATTGTAGCTGGACTATCAGTTATGACCCTAAGTCAAAAGTTTGGGTAAGTTTTCACGACTGGCATCCTAGTTTGACATTACCTGCATATGAGCATTTCTTAACAGTTAAAGGTTCAGAGTTTTGGAAACATAATGATCGTTGTGATCTTTATTCTAACTACTACGGTATTGACTATCCTTGGGAAGTAGAATTTCCTGTGACAAGTGGTAACAATGTAACTACTACAAGAAGTGTAGAATATTTACTGGAGAACTACAAATACTATAATGATTGCCAGGACAGTTTTGCTCCTCTTGATCATAACTTTGACAGGGCTGTTATTTATAATAACGAGCAAATATCAGGTGTATTAGAGTTGCAGGTAAAGCCTAAAAATAATCCTATAGCATTACTGCAGTATCCAATTGCTGGTACTAATTCAGTACAAATACATTACTCAAAAGAAGAGAATAAGTATCGATTTAATCAGTTTTGGGATCTAACCAGAAACAGATTTGAATTTGTGGGCGGAGCTGTACCAATGTGGATTACCGAAGCTAATGGATATAAAAGGCGTATTAATCCTACATATATCAATTATGCTAAACCTCCGCTGGAACGTAAGAAATTCCGTCACTACGGAAATAGGTTGTTCTTGAGAAAGAATATAAGTGGTGAAATAAAAATGCTTCTTAAATTATTTACAACCAAACAACTGGTAAGTTTTAGATAATGGAGAATTTATATAAATACATTTCATTTGATGGTTATCGAAACGATAGTCCTGATAGATACAACCCTGTAAATATTATTCCTACAGGTCGTATTTCTATGAGAGATGTTAATTATCCTGTTTTTGGTATAGACGAATATGGTAATGGAGGTATTATGTATCCTGGTAATGATTATCAGTTTACAGGAAATACTGTTTTAGAAATTCCTATGATGCAGCGTGGGGGACAACCTGTATATGATAACATTCCTAGTCCAGCTGTTATGAGGTCTAAAGCTCAAGCAGATCATGAAGCTGATATAGTATTAAGACAGAAAGCTCTTCAACCTATTACAAAGCCAGTTATTGATTTTATGCAGGAATGGATGAGTTCACCTATGTATAAAGCTATGCTTCAAAAGAGCAACGGTTCTAGTATAGCTAAAGGAAGAGAGAAACAGCTTCAGACAATGCGTGCACCTGGTTCATTTAATATAGATGTTGACTTAAATCCATATCATGATTGGGTAGATAATTTTTTTGTACCTAGAACTTTAGGTTCATACGGTATAAATACCCTTACTGGGGAAAATAAAATCTATATAGATAAAAAAGAGACCGATCCAAAGAGACGTAAAGAAATTGCAGTTCATGAACTTTCTCATGCTACTGATAATCCTAATGGTGCTGGTGGAACACCATTATTACCCGCTGCTGATATTGCTAAGATGCAAGCATACAGAGCTGCATTTGATAAAACAAGGAAATCTAAACCTGAAGACTGGCAGACTGAGTTTTATAACTATTTAGCTGAACCAACTGAAACAAGAGCTAGATTAAATACACTTAGATATCTTGGTAAACAAAAAGGTATTTATGATCCTTTTACAGAGAAGATTGATAAAAACAAGTTAGATAAGTTTAACTCACTTTTTTCAAATGATATTTCTTTAAGACAGCTAAGAGAAATATACTCTGATGAACAGATAACAGATATGCTAAACAGTATTTCTAAAGTACCATCTGTTTCAAGTATCCCTTTAGCAAAAGGCGGTGGACAGCACGGTGGTCTCGACAGATGGTTCGCTGAAAAGTGGGTTGATGTTAAGACAGGTAAAGAATGTGGTAGACAAGAAGGTGAAAAACGTAAAGGTTATCCCGCATGTCGTCCTTCTAAAAGAGTATCTACTGATACTCCGAAAACAGCTTCAGAATTATCTTCTGCTGAAAAAGCAAGATTTAAAAGAGAGAAAACATCTAGTAAAAGAATTTCATATAACCATAAGAAAGAAGAAGGTGGTGAGCTTGAATTAGCTCAATATGGATATATGATACCACCTGCTGGATTCAATCTTATGCTTGGAGCATCAGAGTTATATAACTATTTCTTTGGTGATGAACCTAAAGAAGTAAGTAAACCTCAGGTTAAGAATGTTAGTCCAATGGGTTCTATGTATCAGCTATATAATGCTGATTTAAACCAGTTCAAATCACAAAAGACTAATAATGATAAACTAAACCAAAATAACTCAGGAAACATTAATCTTTCATCTGGTAGATTTCAAGGTGCACAAGTATCGCCAGAAGTGATAAAAGAAGCTGTTGCATCTGCTAAAGCCCAGGGAATAGATCCGTGGTTAATGCTATCTGTAATCGGAAGAGAATCAACATTTGGTAGTGGTACTGATGCAAACATAAAAAGAGCAGGTAGTAAATCAAAATTGGTATCTGGTTGGGATGTTGCAGAGAATTATACCCCATACGATCCTTTAAGATTTCTTGCAGACAAAAAAGTTCCGGGTGTTAGTACAACTCGTGATGCACACGGTTGGCATTATAAGTTAGATGATAAAGCTGCGTTGAATAAATATTTATCACAACATCCTGAATTAGTAGCTCAATATCAAAAGAAAGTAGAGAGTACCCCCGAACTTGGTAATCTTGATAGTTTTGATTTAGCTGCTAAATTTATTAAAGAACGAGGTCTTGCTCGTTATAACCCTGGAGATCCTAATTATTCTTCAATGGTTAATCAAGACATGAAATTATTACAATCTGACCCTAAATTAAAAGCATATATGAAAACGCTTGGATATGAGAACGGTGGCGAACTATTTGATATGAAATCAGGTGGTAATGTACCGACAAATCCTTCACTATGGAGTAAAGCAAAAGCTGCTGCAAAAGCAAAATATGATGTGTATCCTTCTGCATACGCAAATGGTTTTGCTGCTAAATGGTATAAACAGCGCGGAGGTAGTTGGAAAAAAGCTGCTGAAGGTGGATGCTTTGAATGCGGTGGACAGTTTGCAGAAGGTGGTGTTAACTATAATGACATGTTGAATCAACCAGTATTTATTCCAACAAACTTTGTTCAGTTTGGTGGTGTAGCAAATCCACTAAAGCAACTGCAAAATATGGATACGGGTGATAAAATACAATTAGCAAAATTAGCAATGATGTTTGCTAAAGATGGCGGTGAAGCTGACGGGGGAATGGCACTTACACAAGTAAATGCAATGATTGATAGACTTAATAACCTTAAGAATTTTATTACTCTTGAATCAGATTTAGATCCGTGGATCAGTGATAAAATATCTGTAATGAATCATTCTGCTACTGCAATTAATGATTACATGCAATATGGTGAACAAGAAGAACCTGAGGAAATGAGAGAAGGTGGAGGTATACCTACAAGGTATAAAAATATGGGATTCAGTAAGGTGGGTGTTAAAAAAGAATCTTCTCGTCCTGGTAAGAAATGGATGGTACTTGCTAAAAAAGGCGATGACTATAAAGTTGTTCATGGTGGTTACGATGGTATGAAGGACTTTTCTCAACATGGTTCTGAAAAACGTAAAGATCGTTTTTGGGATCGTATGGGTGGAAAAGATTCTGCAAAAGCAAAAGATCCATTTTCACCATTATACTGGCATAAGAAGTTTGGTACTTGGGCTGAAGGTGGTGAACCTCAGAATGAAGGGTTTCAAGCATTACCCGAAGAAGTGCAAAATAAAATTTTGAAAAGAATGATTGGTGGTGGAGAAGAAGGCGATTGGATGACAATTGGTAAAACTACTAATAGAAACATTGCAGCTTATCAAGATAAACCTACCAGGAGCATGGTGAACTTTGGTGCTAATACAACACTTAATCCTACACTATATGCTATTGAGGGTATGGATGACAAAGGTTTTTTTGGTGATCTTGCTGCTATTGCATTGGGTGCTGGTGCACTAAATAATGTTGGATTAGGTTACAGAAAACTTTTGGGTCCTGCATCTAAGACACAGACTCAGATGAATACTAGGACTGGTAAAATGGTAACATCCAATCTCATGGATCGTGATAGTAAGAAATTAATGAATCAGTGGGAAAAACCTGAGTTTTATCAAGAACCTGTTCAAGATGAGTTAAGACGAAAGCAAAAAATGAATTTGAGTGTTCCACCGACTGGTGTAGATACAATTCCGATGGATAGTTTTGAAAACATGGCAAAGTATGGAGGATATTATGTAAGCAAAATGCTAACCGGTGGTCAACCTATGTTGTCAAAAGATGAATGGATGCAACAGAATGGTAGAGGGTTAATGGGTCAAGAATTACAAGATGAAAAAGATTATCAAGCGTATGTGCAACAGTGGCAGCTTGAGAATGAAAATTCAACAACTCAACAAACGCCTGCAACTACAACAACTACAACCCCTGAAGTAACTACAAGACTTGGTAAATCAAAGATGATTCCAAATCTTGAGTTAGATCCAGAAGGGCAAGCTCTTGCTTACGGTACTATTTCTGCGATAAGTACAATTGCTAACAGAAAGAATCGTAAAGACACCTTAAAAGAGTACGAAGCAAATCTTCAAAAGTATGGTAATACTGACTTTAGATTTGATAACAATTATGTCAATCGTGATATGTTTGGTCAATACACTACTAACAGAGCACAAGGTCAAAACTTTATTTTAAATAAAACTACTTATGCTCAAGACATGGGTAATCAATTTAATTATGGTTTTGGTACAAACTTTAAAGAAGGTGGTGAATATGATTTAACACCTCAGCAGATTGCAGCTATCATGGCTGCTGGTGGAGAGATTGAGTTTATTGATTAATCCTATGGTAATCTGCGTAAAATATTGTAAATTCTAAATGTAGGGGATTTAAATCCGCATGCATTTTTAAACTTTAAAAGTTTATGAAAGTAAGAATCACTAAAAAACCCGGAAGCACTGGAGACCAACGTAATTACGGATTGGTCAGAGGAAGTGCGTTCGATTCATTTGAAAGCAAGGATAATACCCCTATCTCTGATACAATGGGTGCTGTACCACGAAATCAAGCTAATATTGAAGCTGAGGGTGGAGAAACTATTGTTGGAGACTTGAACAATGACGGATACTTGGAGCATTTTAAAATTTCGGGTAAGCGTCACTCTAAAGGTGGTGTACCTTTGAATGTTCCTGGTGGATCATTTATTTTTTCAGATACCCCTAAACTTGCTATTAAAGACCAAGAAGTTCTTGCAAGATTTGGAAAGACTTTTAAAAAAGGTGGGTACACTCCTGCTGAACTTGCTAAGCAGTATGACATCAATAAGTTTATTCAGCTAATGAAGGATGATAACTCTGATGCTATTACAAAGCGTACAGCTGGAGATATGGTTAAAAAGAATTCACAGAAGCTCGCTGAACTTGCATTAGTACAAGAATCAATGAAAGGTTTTCCTAGTGGTGTTCCTTCTATTGCTGCTCCTTTAATGGGTGCAGAACTAGGTCAAGCTAAGTATGGTGGGAGATTACCTAAAATGGAATTGGCAGGTGATCCTATTTACAATAAAACAACACCTATGTATATTAATGGGCAGATGTATTATTGGAAAGAAACTGTAGACAAACCCGGATGGGGAACTGGTGATACTGTTGTATTGTATAATCCCCAGACAGGTAAGGAACTTAAAATGGATAAAGACAGATATGAAACTTTATCTAAAAAAGAGTTTTTACCTACATATGATAATGTTTATGGTAAAGGTTTACCTGATAGAATTAGAGGTGTTAAATATCTAAACTGGGGACTTACACCAGAGGATGCTAAAAATATTAATGGTAATAATCAGCGAGTTTTGACAGATGGTGCAAGAAGAGTTTATCAAGCCGGTCAAAGATTTTCTACGGATGGGCAAAACTATTTTGAAATTGTAGATCCTTTTGCATATACTGAAGGTTGGGGTGAATCTTCATATTACGGTCCAGGTATGGGGACTTATAACGTACAAGAAAAATCTGGTCCTGCTGTTGTAGTTAGACCTTTAAAAGTTACATATGATAATCAAGGTAAACCGGTCTATACAAGAAATGACGCAGCACCTTTGAGTTATATGACTGACGGAACTATTCTTGACGCACAACAAAATAATAAATTCACGTTTGTAGGAGGAACTCCTGTTTTTAGTGGAAATGTTGTTAAGGGTGACGCATCTACTGTTACTGGTGGGTTGGAAGGTACTATAGAAAATAAACCTACATATACTAGAACTGGTAAAACATTTGAAAAAGGTGGTTTAATACCCGTATTTGCAGAAGGAGGTCCTGGCGATAATAAAATCTATGAAGTAAAAGATGCAAGTGGTAAAATTCTATATGAGTATCGTGGAGTTACTTATAACAGTTTAGATGAGGCAAAAGCTGCAAGAACAAAAAATGCTCCTGCTGGAAATTCTGGTAAAACTGAACCAAAAACAGGTGGTACACCTACTTTACCTAAAGAACTTGAATCTGTAAAGGATTATGTAAAGTGGGATAACAATGTTAAGAAATGGCGAGTAACACTACCAGATGGAACATCTTCAGAGGTACGTGATAAAGTGGCTAACACTTTGACAAACTATGGTTTTAAAGATGTAATTCAGAGTGGTTCAAAAAAGATAACTACATCTGCTAAAGATTACGATTATTTCTATGCAGGTTTAAGACCTCAAGATTTTGAAGGTAAAATGGTAAGCAAGTTTATTGGAGCTGAAGAAGCTGGTAAGCTTGATGAAATTGCAACAAGAAAAAAATATTTTGAAATTTTAGGAATTACAGGACTAACAGACGATCAGTTAAAAGATCCAAAAGCTCTTTATAACAATAAAGAGTTTATGGAAGGTAAATACTATCCTGCTTTCCAAAAAGTTCTTCCTCAAGATAAGTTTAGAAAAGTCATGAAAAATGACACTAAATGGGGACTTGAGCACTATGACGCTATACCTGATTTTGGTACACCCGAAAAAATACCAACGCCAGAACTTGTTTATTGGTGTCTTCCCTCAAAAGAACAAGGTAAAGACGGTACATCAGGTCAGAGTAAAAAAGAGGAAGCACCCGCAGGTGCTGTATTTTATACAAGTGTAGCAGAAAGAGATGCTGCTTGTAAAAATATTCCTACAACCACAACTACTCAGACTAAACAGACTCCTAAAAACTGGTGGTCACAAGATATTGGAAAATTTGCTGTTGGTCTTACAGATAAAGTGACAGAATTTGACCCCGTTCTTTATCAAGTACCTATTGTAGAAGAAGACTATGTTTTACTTGATCCAGCCCGTCAGATTGCTGCAAGACAAGAGCAATTAAATAAGGGTATTGATTTAGTAGAAAATACCAGCGATGGTCAAGTAGCCCGTGCAAACGTAATGGGATATTCTGGTCAAGCAGCAGAGGATATGGCAAATGTTATTTCACAATATGAACAAGGTAATGTTGGTATTGTAAATAACGCACTTGCAAGAAATGCTCAGGGAATGCGTCAAGGAATGTTAGAGAATGCTAAGTTACGCAGCGCATACAATGACGCACTTGCAGTTAAAGGACAAGCAGCTGAAAACGAAAGAAGACAAATCAAGTATCGTAATTTAGCAAACTGGATGGAAGGTGTTACAAATGCACAAAAGACAAATGAATGGCTTCCAATTCTTACACCTTCTTACAGAGTTAATGCATTAGATGGTTCTATTAACTATGCAGAAGGTTATGATCCTCGTAGTATGTATACTGGTGCAATTGTAGGAACAAATCCTGGACTTTACGATCCTAGTCAAATTGCTTCATCTGTTGCTACAGCTTATGATGAAGGTTATCGTGCAAATATCAGTAAAGGTGAAGATGCTGCTAAGCAAGCTGGTAATGCAGCTGCACGTGCAGTACAAATGCGATTGAATAACCAAAATATGGGTATTGGTACTAATGGTTCAATGATGTATCCAGGAGCAGGAATGAATCAACAACAAGTGTTGTGGAACATGCTCAACGGTATGCAAGACCCCAATAATCCGTAATTACACATAAAAGAAACTAATAATGGCGACATACTTACCTAATGTACAAGCTGTATTTCCGGAGAGACCATCGTTCACTCCGGACTTCTCTTTTTTAACAAGGGTATTGACTACACAGCAGCAGCGCTATGACGCTAATTTTATGCGTGTAAAAAACTTGTACAATTCTCAGTTTAGTAAAGCTCTCTCAAATTCTGACAACATTGAATTTAGAAATTTGATGTTAAAAAAGATGGATCAAGAGATTGCAAGTATCTCCAATCTTGATTTAGCACTTCCTCAGAATGTTTCTTCTGCAATGACTGTTTTTAATCCATTGCTGCAAGATAATGATTTACAAGCTGATTTAGTAAAGACACAACGTGCACAACAAGCTTATCAACAATATCAGCAGTATTCTCAAAGTACAGATCCTGATATTCGTGCACAAGCAAATCCTGCAGCAATGCAGTATATTCAGATTGGTTTGGAAGAACTGCAAAATGCAAAGCGAGGTGATGGTTCAATTCAAGCCGCACAGGTACGTGATTTTGTCCCTTTTGAAGATTACATAAAATACTTAGATGAAGCTGCTAATAAAGAAAAGCTTTCGATAAAATACACCGCACAAAAAGGTTATTATCTTGTAGATATTGAGAATGGTAAAGAAGCTATTATGCCTTTTAGTAGCTGGGCGTTAGGTCATCTTGGGAACAGATTTGATAGACAATTTGCAGTTATTGCTGAAGTAGAAAAACATAATGGTGTAAAAGCTTTTATGCAGCAAGGATTAAGTTATCAGGATGCATTGAAAGCATATGCAAAACAAGTGCAACCTAAGTTAGTTGAAACCTTTGTAAATGCTGCCGCAAATAGTACAGACAGACTTACTGAATTAGATGCTAAAATTAAATTCTTTAAGGATACTTATGGGGATAATGTACCTGAGCAATTTAAAGATCGCTATAATCAATTGCTTGAAGCAAAAAAAGCAATGGATTCTGAAGCAACTACTAATATGAATCAAGCTGCAGATATTGCAAATGCTGATGATATTAGATTGTCCAATGCTGTGGTTAACTATTTGTTTGGTTCTAAAAAACAAGAAGCTGCTGTTCAGTGGGGTACAAATAAAGCTATGGCAACACAGTCTATGACATATAAGCCCGATGATGTAAAGCTAAAGTTTGCTCAAATGTCGCATGACAGAAGTATGAAACTTTTAGATCACCAATTATCTAAAGAGCGTGATTATTTGAAGTTTACTTATGACTATAAACTAGCTGAAGCTAAAGGTGATATTATACCAGCAGAGGTACCTATGGGTAGAAATACAGACATTGAATCTGTAAGTGCTTTAACAGCTGCTGCTACTTTGAATAATAATGGTGTACAACAAATGGCATCTTATCTTGTAGATGCAAATGCGGGTTTGTTAAACTTTGTTGCTGGTTCTGAAAAAGGTGCTATGTATAGTTCACTGGTTAGTAAAATGTCAATGCATGCAAAGGGGAGTCAAATTCAGTATTCTGCCGATGAACTTAAAACATTAAGGGACCTGACTAGCGCTATGGGTGTTTCTTTTTATACACCTGACAGTCCACAAAAAGCCGGATTGATGATTTCTAATATTTCTACAGGTGTTTATAAAAAAGTAACATTGTCAAGCGGTGCAATTAATGAAGAAGCTGGGGGTATTAAACATACAAGAGAGGCAATTAAAAATGCATCAGCTTTAGTTCGTGCTTTAAATAATTCATGGAAAGAAACTACACAAGCGCAAGATGATTATCAAGCAGCACTTAGATTAGAAGTTCTTTCTGGAAACACTGTTAAACCAGAATACAGAGATAAAATAAGTGTTATAGGTAATGATAGAAACGGTCGACCCATTTTGAGTGTAAATGCTCAGTTTGAGAAAGCTGTTGAAATGAAAATTTCAGGGACACTTCCTCAACGATATCAGAATGTTACTACTACAAGTGGTGATTTGACTCAATTCAATAGACTTAACGGTGCTCAAGTTAGTCAGCTTTTTAACGTGAATACTGCTTCAAAAATTGTTATTGACGGTAAAGATGTTACTTCAGATTATAAAAAAGGTGAAGCTGATTTTAATGAAGCTATTCGTGGTATAAATGCAAATGATTTAGCTGAGTTATATGGTAATAATGCAGAATTTGCATTTAATCCTAACTCAAAAACAGTTGATATAACATTTAGAATTTCACCTACATCAAAATCTGCAACAGGTGTTAATTATAAAAAAGATGGGTTTGCGGGTAATGAAGTAAAGATTACTGTTCCTTATTCACAAATAGGTAGAATTATACCTGGTGCGATAGATAACATTCAAATGAATAGTTATGATCCACAATCTCTTATGAATTTGGATTTATTTGCAACACAACCTTTTAGTGTTGTAAATTTCCCTTCATATATGGAAAGTGCAGGATTTAAAGGTACAATTAGTGGTCAAGTAACTGGTGATGGTGCATATGCTTTAATTATTCAAGGAACAAAACGAATAGGTGGAAAAGATGTTTCATTCAAATATCCTGTTACTCAAAACATTGCTCCTGGTGATGTTAATGCGCTTAATGCTGTTGAAACAATCCTTGAACAAGAATTTCAAAAATACCTAGACCAAAGTAATTAATAATGGCGGAGTTTGAGAATAACCCTTTTGATTCAGTATTTGGATCTGCTGCAACAGATGTATATCAGGACAGACCTAAACTTCCTGATAATCCATTTCAAACAGCGGTCAATGCTGTAAATACTGGAGGATACGGTGCACAATATTTTCCCGAATCTTCAGTTGCACCTTTTCGTGCACAAGATTTTTTTCAAGCTCAAGGTTTTGATCCTGCTAATTATTCGCAGAACTACGCAGGTTATGCTGCAGCAGAAACTTGGGGTAGTACGTTTGGAAAAGCTTTTGATGATTTTGGTTATAAGTTTGGTAATTCTTTTGTAGAAGGTGCTTATAGTACAGGTAGACTACTTCGTTCAATTTTTACTTTAGGATCTTACGGTATTAATAAAGATGAAGATGATTTGCTAAAACAATATTATGCTGATCAGGAAAATGAGTTAAAGAATACAATATTTATGACTCCTGAAGAGCAGGAAAGTTTTTTTAACAAAAAGTTTGTCAAAGATTTTATTGGTAATGCTGGTTATACACTAGGTACACTAGCTGAAATTGCTGCTGAAACAGCTTTAACTTTTGGCGTTGGTGCTGCAGTTTCAGCAGGACTTAAAGGTGTAGGATTAACTGCAAGAGCAGCTACATTGGGAGCTGGTGCAATATCAGCCGAAAGTGCAGCTGCAGGGTTAAGTGCATCAACTAAAGTCTTGGAAGGTGCAGCTGCCGCAGGAAGAGCTGCCGTTGACGATGTTGCAAAAGCGGGTATGACTCATGCAGAAGCTGCTGCTAATCTAAGCACCATGGGTCGTGTTGGAGAGTTTGGTAATAGAGTTGTAAATGAGACTTTCAGAGCAGTCGGAATGAACTTTGCTGACATTGCAAAAGCTCAAGGTCTGTATAATAAGATTTGGGCTGCTGGTGAAAACTTTATTCCTGTAGCAGGTAATTTAATGCGGACTGGTAAAGAACTAGCAATTGCTGGTGCAAATGGTGCAGACATGTTAAAACTAGCAGGTGTTGGTTTTAATGGTTTTAGAAGAAGTTTAAATGAAATGACTCTTGCTACTTCTGAGTCAGCATTTGAAAGTGCTAATGCTTATGGTGATACATATACAGCATTGCATAATCAGTTTAGAGAACAATATGACAGAGTTCCTACAGAATTAGAAGAAAAGGCTATTAGAGAAACAGCAATGAATGTTGGCGGAAGCGTGTTTGATATAAACATGGGTATTCTGCTAACAATGAATAAAATACAGTTTGGTAACTTGTTTAGTCGATTTGGACCTACTAACAAGTTCATGCGTGAGATGGTAGTTAATAACGCTGAAGATAGAGTACTTGCAAGAGCTGTTGCAAATGACGTAAAAACTAAATTTTACAAACAAGGTTTTTTAGGAACGTTTGGGAATCTTGGTGAAATTGCAGAAGACTTTGGTAAAAAAAGAGCTACTTGGGAAGCTACCAAATCACTTGGTAGAGGTATGGGTAAGTTTGAACTTACGGAAGGTGTGCAAGAATTACTCCAAGAAGGTAGTGCTGTAGGTGTAAAAGACTATTATGAGTCTATTTACAACGGTAACCCAATGTCTTTAGAAGAGTCTATAACTAGAGGTGCTCGATCTCAAGCAAACCAGGAAGGTTTTAAGACATTCTTAATGGGTGCTTTGACAGGAAGACTTGTTGCTCCAGTTACATATGTAGGTGGTAAAGCCAGTGAATATGGTTATGCTGCTGTGCAGGGTAATCTTGAATCAATGAAAGTTCAAGATCAAAAAGTAACTGACGCTGTTAACCAGCTTAATTTATTTTTTGACAATAAGCGTAACGGTACACAGCACTATGTAAGAAATGCGAGAGAACAAGCAGTAGCTTCTGAAAACATCACAGAAGCTGCAACAACGGGTAACGTATATGAATTTAATAATGCTAAAGAAGATGCGTTGGTTTCAGCTGTAAGAGCTGCAATGATGACTAATACAACTGATGCTTTTGTTTCAGCACTACGCCAAACTGGTGAACAATTTTCAGAAGCAGAGTTTAAAGAAGCGTATGGTGTTGATGTAAATGAAACCGGGTATAACTCTGTTAAAGAGTTTACCAATAAGATTGCTGATGACATTAATACTTATACAGATACATATAAAAGTTTAGTAAGAAAATATGGACCATTAGTAGATCCTCAAATATTTCCTAAAGACAGTAAGGATTTTCGCAGAGCTATGTACTTACAAAATGCTTTGTATGGTGCAATAGATGTTGTTGCAGTAAATAGTATCAAAGGCAAACAAGCTGGCGAAAGAAGTAGAACATTAGCAAATGAGCTTAGATCTATTAGTGAAATTGCAAATAGTGCTGATTACGCTCTACGTATTTTAAGTAATCCTAGAAATCTAGAAAGTGAATTAGGTATTGCTCAAAGTGAGCTTGCGAGTTTACAGGCAAGCTATGAACAAACACAAGATCCTGCTTTAAAGCAAGCTATTGATAACAAAGTTGAAGAGCTTGAATTACTCAATAGTTGGAAACAGTTTTGGTTATTTGAAAATACAATTGAACAACAAGAGCTTGAAGGTCAAGAAGAATTGAGTGGTGATGAGCGTGAAAAAAATAAAAAACTCCCTAAAGATTTACAGTATACATTTATTGGTACAGCAAACAAAAAAGCATACCAAGATGGTACTCTGACTAAAGAAGAATTTGATACTCTGATTAAAAATGACACTGTTCAACAGTTATTCAAAAAGATTGTCAATCTTAAAAATAAACAAGCGGGTCTAGATACAAGAGTATCGGATGAGACAATTAGACAAAGCATTGACAAATTAGTCGACTACATTCGTCTGGATAAAAATGCTAAAGACTACATTAATGCTGTTGATATTCTCCTAGACCCTAAGAATTTTAGAAAAGCACATTTACGTTTTGCTGATGGTGAATTTAAAGCTCGTATTTCTGATGCCCTTACATGGTTAGAAAATGAGCTGGTATTGAGTATTACCAGAAGAGAAATATCAGAAAGATTTTCAGGTCAAGCGCAAATTAATCCTGTAGAATTCATCGAGTTTTACATGGACAATTTTGAAAAAGTAAGTAAAGAGGTTAAAGATTTTGTAAAGAGTCAAGATTCTTATAAGAAAATATTTGCTGTATACATTTCAGCTAATCGTGGTGTTGAAGAGCAAGAGTATGTTCAGGAAGAGCTTACAAAACTTATAGATGCTATTAAAGAAAAGTATAACATAGATAAGGAAAAAGCACCGAATGTAGCTGAAAATCAAGACAATACAACGCAACCGCCTTCTACGACTACTCCAGTTAACGATGACGAAGACGATCCTCAGGCTACGCCAGTTACAGCTGCTGATATTCAATCTGCAACAGGATTAGACGAGGACGCTGCTACTGATGCTGAAGAACTTGTACCTGCTCAAACTATACCGAAGACAGCAGCAGAAGCTGATGATTTATCTATACTAGATGCATTTGATAATGCTCTAACATCTGCACCTGTAGAAGATGCTGCTCAACCATCGGAAACAATTCCTGTGACAGATACTAAACCTGCAGAGCAACCAGAGCAGAAAAGCTCCGTAGAATTAGATTTATTTGTTGTAGATCTTGCTGCACAATCATTACCTAATGCATCTTGGGCAGTGCAAGCACAGTTTATTAATGATCTCAGAAAGAAGTTTGAGAATTATAATCGCAGAGCTAAGAAAAAATTAGCAGACATTGAAGAATATGTTCAAACAGTTTCTGGTAAGAAGGCGGTAAAAGATCTTATTTCAAATGCTGGGCAGTCACAAACTGAAATACAATTTGCAGAACCTGTAATTGAAACAAGAGACATATCAACACCAAATATTGATGTTGCAAATCTTACACAAGAGCAGGTTATAAACTTTGAAGATTTAAAAAATACTCATTCTGAACTTGTAGAGTTTAAACAAAAAGCTCTACAAAATAAGGAAAAAAGTGTTAACTTTGATATAGAGAGAGACTTGGCTTCAGACATCAATGATGCGCTGACTTGTCTCTTGTAAATAAGCTAATCCGGTAAACTATGACTAACTGTAAGGTAACACCTGCGGACTTCCTTCCTATTTTAAAGAAGCTGGTGCAGGCGGACCCACAGCGATATACTAACTTTGATAATGTAGCAAAAGCAGTAATCACTAATGGTTCCCTAACCCCCTTTAATAAAGCAACCGCTATTTATTCATTTGCAGAGCTATTTCAAGCTTTGCACGGACTTGATGTTTCCTTTTATGAATTAGGAAAAGCAAACAATATTGTCGGATTAAAAAGTCTTATTGAATCAAACCCTGATAACTTTATTGATCAAGCATCTGAAATTTTTGGTGTAAAGTCTAAAGTATCCACAATCAAACCTGAAAAAATTATTGACTCAATTAAAAATCTTGAGTCATTAAAATCAATTACACAGGTACAGATTGATAATATTCTTAAAGATGTAAATGCGTTTCTATCATCAAATGATTATAAAAATCAGGATGATAGATTGCAGGATATTAATAAGTTTATGGATTTTCTTGAGAATACTATTAAACAGCTATCTCCGGAAAATCAGACGTTTCTACTTAATAGAACTACAGCTGCACGTACAAAGCTGATAGGCAAATCACCTTATATTCGTTTACAGAATTTGTCAGAAGACTTGCAAACTTACATTGTAAGTCTGCCAGGTTTTATAGTAGTAGAAGCTGTAAAGCAAGATGGTCAATTTATCTCTTTGAGTGGTGAAGTAATTACGGATTATCTTTTTGCGCGTCCTGCTTTACCTACACCTAGCGAAACCTTTAACAGAGGTGAAACTATTTTCTATGACGTAAACATGCGCTCTGGTCTAAGAATCAGAGATATTATTTTAGAAGGTCAGAAACCCGCATCAGAAGTTTTGGCATCAAAATCAAAAGAAGCAGTTAATTCTGCTTTTAAAGTTTTTGCAGTTAAGGTTGGTAACATTGCAGATAATCGCATATCACGAATATATTCAGAAGCTTCATCAAATCCTTCATTAGCAGGTTTGGCTAATCGGACTTATGAAACTTTTGAGAATGAAGCTCAGATTCAAAAGCTTGAAAAATCTGTTGGTTTTACTGAAGTTCTTACAGTTGCTAGACCTAAACAAGATCAAGGATTTATTTTAGTGGGTGTTGTAGAAGGTACGGGTGAAACCTTTGAAATATTTACTCTTAACAATTACAGTTTTGTTGACAATAACAACAACACAACTATTGTAGACTTCAGTAACGCTGAGCATCTTAAAAGAATACAAAACACCTCTGTAACGAATAGAAATGGTCAATACGCTAAACTGACTGATGCTGATATCAATGAGCTTAAAAAAGCTTATGAAATTTATAAGCAGTTTGAAAATCAAGTATTACCAGAAGTAGAACTTGGTGGAGCAGTTACAGATGTAACAAATATATTCAAAAATAGTTACAACCTATTCTCCTATGGTGCAGGTTCTGGTACATCTAGTCAATCTTTAGATGACTATGTAATGAATAATCCTGAGACAGCACCGACAGTTGATGTTGTAACATTAGACGAAAGAACAGGAATAGAAACTAATCGTAAAACCATACAAGTACCATTAGTCCTTTTTACAAATACGAATCGTTCTACTATTCAGGTTAATCCTGAAGATTTCAATATCGACTCTACTAACTGGTCTTTTGAGTCACAATTAGGTAATAAAGAAATTATTGAGTTTAATGGAAAAGCGTATAGTTCTGTATCAGAATTTGCTGTAGACTACCTCGGTAAGAATAGTCTTGGAAGATGGATTAATGCTATGAATTCCAGATCGATTCCTTATAATAAGAAATATCTATTGACAAAGACAGGATCTGGTTTAGTTACATCAAATCCTATCGCGTCTACAATGTTTAATAACGCAAAGTTTATAGGGTTATATGCAAGAATTGCTAGTCATTTTGATGTTGTAGCTGAGGCATTAGCTACAGCTGAAGGATTAAGTGATGAGCAGATTAACGATTTGAACTTTGAATTCAATACCAAACAAATTCAAATTGATCCTCGCGGTAGTGTAGCTGTAAACATTAATGTCAGAAAGAGTAACGAGAATAAACCTATTCTGGTGTTTACTCTTAAACCTATGCAAAGAGTATACGGTGGTCTAATAAAGCCAATTAGTATTGAGTTTCCAATTGATACGATTAAAGATGACATTAAAAGATTTAAGTCTAACAGTGTACTTGAAAAACTAAAAGGAAAGTACACATCTTTAAATATTCACGATTTAAGCACACCAGAAGGTATTATCGATTTATACGCTGATTTAGCTAAACTTCAGGAAAGACATCCCGAAGACGCCGAACTTAAAAATTATAATTTACGAGTTACTCAAAGTGTACAGCGTATTACTAAGAGTATCGTAGATTCAATGGTTGGTACATTTGAAGATGTAATTAATGCAGGTTCAGATGAACTTAAATCTGCGTATGAAAAAAGTGGTTTAAAAAAGAACCCATTTTTGATTATTGCTCAAACTACACCTGGTTTACCGGGTGAAGGACCTATTTATTCATTACGTGTCAATGATGTCAAAGTTGGAAAATTCAATACAAAATTCTATCAAGTTCTTACAGCTAAACCAAGTAAAGTCGCTTTTGAAGCAGCTTACCAAAACTCTACGTCGACTAAAATATCATCTACAAAAGAGTCAGGGATTGGGTCAACAAACACTCAAGCTAATCCTGCGATACAGAACAATGGGTTAGATATTCCAGTTGAAGACAGCATTCTTTCTGTTGAAGAAGACTTTTCTGATAATTATACTGAACCGTTTAGCGAAGAACGATTACAATCTGAAAAAGCATGGTTACAAGAAAATCTTAAGTCTGCTAAGCTAGAAGAAAAAGATTTGTCTGAACTTCTAGAAATAGTAGAAGCAAACGGAACCATATTGGGTATGTATAAGGATAGCGTGATCTATCTAAATAAGACTATCAAATCTGGTGGTACTATTTATCACGAAGCTTTTCACCATGTTTTCAGAAAGTTGATGACTTCAAAAGAACGTTCTAGACTATTCAAAGAAGTTAAAGCAAATACTAAAAACAGTAAATATTTTACAGACGAATACCGTAAATCATTTGCTCAACGTAGAAAGTTAACTGGTAGCAAGGAAAGAATCGACAACCTTATTGCTGAAGAAATTTTAGCAGAAGGGTTTAAGTCATATATGACAAAAACTAAAGCTTCAAAACCTGTGGGTTTGCTTGCTAAATTATTTAGCTTACTTAAAGATATTATTGCATTCTTTACTAAGAATGCTAGTACTATCGATAAGGTTTATGGTAGAATTGCTACAGGATATTATAAAAATGCATCTGTTATTAGTAACTATGAAACAGGTTCGGTAGCTTTTGAACTAGCCCCTACTCGACATAGAATTGTTCAAAAAGAAGACGGTACTGTTAAAAGGGTATCTAGCTTCCTTCCTGTAGAAGATCAAAAGCAATTAGCATATAGACTTGCATACGAGATCATGAATTTTGATCCTCGTGAATTTGCCGAAATCAATCCTGATATAAAGTTAACACTAAGAGATAAGTTCGACTTGCAGAGAAAACTTCTTGCAATGTCTGACTTTAACATTGAAAGTTGGATTGCAACAAATCCTGGTAAGAATAGTGTTATTCAGGAAAACTGGAGATCAAGACTTGAAGACATGCGTGCTATTTTAGCACATGGTGTGTTGCAATTTAATATAGATGGTCAAATGATGGCTTTTCTTCCAAAAGCCGAAAACATGACTGGTAATCCATCTTATGACAATATTGATGATTCAGGTGTATCTCAAGTTTATGACAAATCAGTTGACGTACTTTTTGATCAAGTCAAGAGTATTTTAAAACACATAAACTTTGGGTCTGCGGTTGCGCATAAAGAGCAAGAAGATATTGTAGAGCAGGATATAATCAATCAGGATGATTTTGATATTTCTGAAGATGAATTAGGATCTGCTTCTGATTTGGACTCATCTTTCTTTAATATTAATCCACTTGAAGGATTACCTAGAGAAATGAGAAGATTTTTGTCTTTGGTTAAATATGAAACTGAAGATGAGAATGGTGTCAAGTATAGTAGAATGGTTGATGGTTCTAACATCTTCAATTTATTGATGAAGATTACCGCTAATGCTATGCCGGAAGAAATTATTCCTAGAATTGCATTGGCTGGTGAGCAATACCGCTATGATGAAAATATTGAAGAAGCTCGTTCTTTAGAAGCAGTATTTAATGTTCTTCAAAAGAATATTAGGTTTAATGAAAGCTTTGAACCTATTGGTGGAGATTTACTTCTATACTCTCAAGTAATTGATACATTCCACAATGCTGAAATGGATTCATTACTTACCAAGCTTAACACTAAAGAAGAATATGATGATCAGAATCAGCTTATTTCATCTCAAACAAGCACATCGCAGGTAGAAAAACTTACTCGTGCAGACGTTCAATCTAAAATGGATGGATTAGAATCCAAGCTTAAATCTACTAATACAAAATCTGCATCGACAGAAGAATATAAACAAGCTGCTGAAACACTATCTAATCTTGCGCTTTCTATTTATCAAAATACGGGTAGAATAACAGATCTTATTGTTTCTAACCAAGAGGTTAAAATTGAATCTTTAGTAGATTCATTATACAAGAACATGCAGATTCTGGGTATAAACATTCCTAAATCTCTACTTAGATTTTCATTGCTATCAATTGATGTAAAAGAAAATGGAGTACTTCCAAGACAAGAGGAGAACGTATTTAGACATTACTATGCATTTGAAAGTTTTGCGCATAGTGATGAATACCTACCTAAAAACTTCTTTAAGAATCTCAGTGACATGGCAAAAAACATGTCAAAGGGTGTACGTTTCAATACAATCCAGGGACAAAAACTTGATATTTTAAGTAGTTCAAGAACATCAGGTAATGATGGATTTTATGCTTCATTGCGTAGAGCTATGAAGTATGTGCTTAAAATGGACCCTAAAGAACTACCATCTGTGGTGACAAATGCAGAAGGTAAACCAGTTTACAGATATGTTAAATACACTCCTGCTGTATTGTTGCTTCAGGAAATAAAAAACAAAGGTCTTGAAGAAGCTCTGGCATCTAGTATTTACTATAGCGAATACCTCAAACCATGGTTTGAAGATAACATCTTTGTTGCATCTGCACTGAAAGATAGCGCTGAAGGAGATAAGAAAACTGTAGAGAGAAGACTTGCTTTAAAGACATTTTTTGAAAATCTATCAGTAAGTGTCAACGCAGGACTTGAACAAACAGTCAATGGTCAAAGAGTTAGATCTGCAAACTATAAAGGTCTAAATGCTAGATCACAGTATTTACAGGAGTTAATGAATTTCTCTCAACGTTCAGTATTAAAGTCTGAACATCAGATGTTAACAGCAAACGATGAAAGAGTTTCTTTGACTGGAGAGGTTACAGTATTTAATCGCAACCTTACTCAGCTTGAAGCTTCGCAAACTAACTTTCTGATAAATGCAATGTATATAAACTTTGCACCAAAGATTGTGGCAGGGAAAGTAGCATTCGAGAATACCCCTGTGCAATATCTGCGGGTAGCAGTACAGCAAGAATTTAATCGTATACAAAGAGAATGGTCTGCCAGATCTTTGCGTGATAGTTTATACGAGCAGGGTAATAACACATATCTTAATAATTTTAATGCTAAGAAGACACCTACAGGTGAAATCATTACCGATGATACATCTTTGGCGCAGTCTAAGAAATTAAGAGCTTATCAATTTAATAACCTAGATGATTTCTTTGTTACTGGTAAATCTGTTTCTGAGTTTGAAGAAGGTACTGTTCAATTTGAAAGAGCAACACTAAGAGATGAACTTATAGAAATAGCAAAAAGAGACGGTGAAGACAAGATTGATTTCAAAAATCTAGATTCAGATTTGAAATCAAGACTTGATAAACAACTTTCATTATACGCTGAAGAATCATTTAAAAAGTATGTAGATAACCTTGTTCTTAACGATATCATTAAAAGAGATGATAGAGGTGTAATTAACTTAAAAGGTGGTTCAAGACCTAGAGAGATTAGAAATGGTGTAATTAATAACCTAGATGCTAATCAGACAAAAGGAAGTGCACGTGGTACTGCTTTTCAATCTGTTTATTTTAGTAATAAAGACCTCGGTATTAATGGTGATGAGCAATTTTTAAGAGACTACTATTTTAACTATTTGATTAACGGTTTGTTTGTTAATCAAATTATTGATGGTGACAGAGCAATGGGTATTAAAAACACCATTGATTATTTTAAACGTAACAAGTCTCTACTTGCTGCGGGTAGTACAATGAAAAGAGGATGGTATAATGTCGCACATGTTGACGACATTATGCTTTTGCTGAACAGAAACAATATTCTTGCTGGACAATACGATAGTATTGATGATATTGAAGACGACACAATTCGTTCAGAGTTCCAAGCTTTAGTTGGTGAAGATGGTGTTATCAAAGAAGAGAATGGCAAGGAAAAAGTATTTGACGGTCAGTCTCTTACTCTTTTGATGCATCGTATTGACTTTTATCAAGAAACAGGTAGATTACCTGAAAAGGCGAGAAACCTTTTGATTGAATCTAACTATCGCAGACTTACAAACAAAGAGATATCTTATTTAGAGGATAACAGAATTGTTCTTAACTCTTTTAAAACTGTACATGCAGGACGTGAAAATTATTTCAAACAGTCTGAGCATATCATTAATCGTAATGATGTTAGTGTTCTTAATATAACAAATGAGCAAGATCAAGCTATTTTAGAAAATGCATATCGTACAATCTACGACTTGCGTCAAAAAGCCAGATTAATTGAACCGGGTAATACAGAACATGAATTAATACAAAACCAAATAAAAGATTTGTATTCAACTATTCATGGTTTTTGGTTACCTCGTCCACACAGACAGAAGCTGCATGATCTTTTAAATGCTATGGAATATCATCAGATAGATATGCTGATGGATACTACTGCATCTAAAAAAGTTACAAGCTTGCCTGTTAGCATGGATGAAAGAGATGGTAATTACATTTCACTTAATAGAAGTAGTTACCGAGTTGACGCAAGATTTAAGTTTAATCAAGTTGAAACTAGCGGAGTATCCGATGAATCTAAAGCATCTGTTCAAGCTAAGATTTTGCTTCCTGCAGATATTCAGAATACTATTGATAGAATGCTTGCAGAATCAGCTCCTGAAGACCGTGAGCGTGTAACATCTGAGACACAACAACTTGCAAATATCTTATCTAGATATAACACCACTTTAGCTCGTTCTACAAATTCACGATTGCAGTTTATGTTGAAAGCTCTTAGAGATGAGAATGGGAACATAAATATTGGAGAGCTTGTAGATACAATTAGAGAAGCTTTGGTTGATCAGGGGGCTGATAGTAATATGCTAAAGTTTTTTGAAACTCAGGATGGTAAACCTAAATTTAATGTCAACCTACCTGTAATACGTAAAACATTCCAGTATTATTTCTTCAGTCATTACAGCAATAAAGTATTTGACGAAAAAGTAAAAGGCGGGAAATATTTCCATGCCACATCGTTTGGATATAAACTATTATACGACAAGCAAACTGGTCGTGTTATTGATTCTGTTGAGCAAGGAATGGTTGAAAGCGCGGGTCAGTATGAGCAATATTTAGATAGCGACAGATTTGGTACACGATATCCTGGGATATCTACAGAAGTAGATGCTGAAGGAAATACTACATACTTTGTAGAAGTAATTGTACCAATGCCTGAATTTAAGTCTTTTGAAGAGTATCAACTCTTTAAAGATAAAATGACTAAAGCATTTGCTACCCGTATTCCTACAGAAGATAAGCGATCAATGATAGCTTTCAAGATAGTAGATTTTATTGATGCTTCTTATAAGAATACAATTATTGCACCTCAACTAGTACACTTACTTGCAGGTTCTGACTTAGATATTGACTCTTTGTATGCACATGGATATGCGTCTTATGAAGATGCTGTTGGTAAAAAGCATGTATATGGTGACTATAGCGGTTACGATGGTGTAAGTCGAAATGATGCTCAATTTCTAGAACTCATTAATTCTGTTGGAAGTAATAGCGTATTCCGTTATGAGATTAAAAAAGCTCACCGCGAATTGATGCAGGAGTTTTATGAAGCTCGGAAGGATAATGAAATTGCTTACGATGAAGATACTGATAGAGTAATGCAACTTATGGGTCTTCCTACTATGCCTGAATTAGCAGAATTGTGGGGTGCTGAAAATATACAAGAGGAAGTATTCAAAGAATACATGACTGTAAGAAACACCAATGAAGCAAATGAAGAACAAGCAAATTGGAAACTTCAGGGTGAACTTTCAACAAAACTACGTGCCGCAAAAGGAAGAACAGATTTACTAGAGTCTCAATTTAGCGAGCTTGATAAGAAAGCATATGTTAAATTGTATAATTACATTAATGCTGTACAGCTTGTTCTTGCAACTAACGGCTTACCATACACTACTGAACAATTTAGAGAAAATCCACAAATAACGGTAGAGACCTATCAGAATCAAAACCTGGATGCAAAGCTTGGTATTATCAGTAATAAGATTGTATTCGACAGCTTGTATTCAGAAGAAAGATCAGACCCAAGTATGTTTAAAGACTTGGCAATCAATATATTAGGTCTTTCTCCAGAAGCTATAGCTGCAAAATACAACGCCTTTAGTATTGACGGTGTTATAAATGTAAACAGACTAAATGCTGTAAACAAAGACGGTATTGGTATTACTGCAAATTTTAATAAGTTTCTTGCTTTGGTTGGCGCTAATAAGCTAGTTCTTAAACCTGAGGAAAGAATTTGGTTTTTAACAGATAACTCTGGAAACAGCAAATTCTATGATTCTTTTGGTGGTAATGAATCTTATCGCTCTATACAACTTGTAGGTAATGCTCTAGGCATGTTCGCTGATGGTGCAAAAGATCCTATCCCAGCTTTATTGCAACTTAATGATGTGAACTTAAATGTCACTCTGGCAATGATTGGTTTAGGATTACCTATAGAAATGGCTGTGTTTACAAACATGTTACCTGAAATTATTGATGCAGCTGATTCTGTAAAAGATTCAGAAATAAATGGAACATATATTAAAATGTTCTATAAAGAAGTAAATACTCAGAAGAGAAAACTTCTCACAGATCAGGTCTCAAAGGATTTGTCAGCTGCTAAAATACTTAGCGCATCTCGTAGAAACTTGATTTATGGTAATGTGTCAGTTAAGTTTACACCACCTACTCAGATTGATAATAGTCGTTTGGATGCTAAACTCTTGACACCCGCTGAACTTGGGTATACCATTACAGCAAAGTCTGGTGAACCTTTGAGCTTAGAAGCGCAGAAGTATATTCTTCTTGATATGTACTCTAGACAAGCCGCACAATCTTTTGGTATTATGGATGCCGGTAGAATTGTAAACCTGTTTAAGAGAATTAAGCCAAGTGCCGCAATGCTTGATAGATTTAGTAAATCTATTAGCAGACTTAAGAATAACAGTGGAATATTCCAGAATAGCTCTGAGCTGTTTAAAGGAGAATCTGTGTGGAATCCATTAGCCGCTGCTGTATCGGATATGAATACCCAGCTTTCTAGAGTAATGTTGTCAAGAAGTAATCCATTGACGTCTTTACGTAATCTGTTTGGAAATATATTCCAAGAGCAAGAAGAAATGGCGGATGTAATTATCGGAACGCTTATTCTTGATAAAATGAGAGTTGAAGCGGAAAATCCTGGTATAAATAATGATGATCAGTTCTTAAAAAATACTCTCAAAGAAATGTTCAGACCAGAGTTTTGGTTTGGCAGTGTTTCAGATACATCTAAGTTTACAACTTTAGAAGAAGATTTAGAATATTTGAATGACCAGTATTCTTCTAACCCATTTGTAAGAAGTATCAGTATTCGTTCAAAAGAAGATGCAGGTGCCGCAAGGTCTTACTACATTTTACAAATGAATACAAAAGCTAAACTTGTACCTGAACTTAAAGAAGAGATTATTGACGGTTTTAATGCTTTATTAAAGAGCGTTGATCCTCGTGCCAGAAAGATTGCTGTTAAACTATTCTTCCATGAGATTATTAGAAATGGTATGGGTAGAAAAGCAAGTAATTTTGCACAATACATTAATACTGATTTGTATAAGAATCTTAATGCTTATACAGAAGAACTTATATCTGCAATATCTAGTAAGAGTAAATTTGAGCAGTTTTTCAACGGAAAGCGACAAATTAAAGATGTCATGTTCCAGTTATATGTGAAAATGCTTGACGCTGCTGCCACAAGTAAAAATTCTAAGATACCTACTGTAAATGCAGTATTTATCCAGGATATCGAAATGGCAAAAAAAATATTTGGGGTTGAGTCTATAAAAGCTAATAAAAAAGGTTTTGCTTATTCTGACAATATCATTAAAGATCTTGGGTCTGGTAAATATGTTATTTCCCTAGATATGAGATCTTATGAAGGTGAGAATAGAAATCTGATGAATGCTCAAGTTGCTCCTCTTGGTGTACGAATGGAGGATATGATTACAAATAGATACGAGTTTCCAGCAATGATTAAAAATGCGAATTCAGGTGAAATATTTGTACTTACTAAACTCAGAACATCTGAGAAAAGTGAAATGACTACTATGTCTGAATTATTGAGTCAAAGTATCGAAAGTGCTGGAGCTGTTTTGGGTGTTCAAGCTGAATATCAATTATATCAACCAACAGTTATTGATGGTATTAGCTTAGCAGGATTTTCTAGAAAAGAGATTAATGATTTTATTTCATATGCAAGTGATCCTAATAAGAGCTTACCTGAAAGCGTAACACCCCAAGTGTCTGACTTAGACATTGCGTCTAAAGAATTGACAGACAAAACAAACAATGGTGAAATAGAAACTAAATGCTAATGCTATCCTATGAGTACTTGTAAATTTTTATACAACGGACTAGAGTACAACGAGAGCGATATTAAATTGCTTCTTGAAAATGAGGTTATTGAATCTGCTCAATATAATCTGACTGATTATAAATTAAGCAACCGTGATAGTAATGTTGCAAAAGCATTTAGATTAAGAGAAATATCTCCTGGTCGATATCTTGCTACACCCAAGCAATTAGAGGGTTTGAGAAAATGGACTAGTTCTCCTGATGTAAGGGGTGTAGGTTTATTCTACAAACCATATTATACATATGGTGAAAACTTATTTGAAGTTAGTTTTAGTACCCCGCAAGCTAATCTAACGGGCGTATTGACTCCTCAAATTCGTGCTAAACAATTAAGAGAGTCTGAACAACAAGATGTTATCCAAAAAACATTAGACAGAATGTCTGAGGTTTTCCCTGGTTTAAAAGTTTCGTTTGTTAATCCTGAAGATCTTGTTCAATCAGAGCACGGGATTAATGTAGATCGAATTAATGGTTTCTTTAAAAATAGTACGGTTTATCTTGTCAATGGTCGTGCAAATACTTCAATAGCAATAGAAGAAGTACTGCACCCATTTGTCAATACACTGTATGTAGAAAATAGACCTTTGTTTGATCAGCTTTTAAGAGCTGGTAAAAAGCTCGATATTCAGTTTTTTAATGAAATAAGTAACAGGTATAAAAACGGTACAGGATATAGCGCTTTAGATATCAATAAAGAGTTTGTAACACAAATGTTACAACGTGCTGTAAAACAAGAGTTTGCAAATAATCCTACGCGCCCTGCTTCTGAATTTATGCGTTTGATGGAGCAGTTTTTTGGATGGCTTAAAAATCTAATTTCTGAGATTGTATATCTAGTTAATAGTCGTGGTAATCGTGTGATTGATATATCGAGTCTTCCTGAAAAATTAAGTTTTGAAAATTTAGCGGTGTTGCTAAATACTGCTGAGGTAGAGTTTTATATTAACTACAATCAATCAGGAATAGCATACAGCTTGGACGAAGCTAAACAGGTAAATGATTTATTTAATAGTCAACCCGATGAAAATCTAAGAAGAAGTAATACCCAATATAAACTTGATCGCATTAACTCTCAGATTGAAACATTAAAAGCTGTTGTAGAAAATCCAAGAGTTAAGCAAAATGCTAAGCAAGTAGAAACACTTACTAAGCTTATGGAGAATGCTGAAAAGAATGCAAAGTTCTTTCGTGATAGTTTAGAAGCTGAAGCTCAAGGACGAAAGCCCCTTGAGTCTGTAAGTGTTAGTGGATTCATCGGTTCATCAGAATTTACAACAGTACAAGATTACACCGACTTTAAAGAGTTCGGTACATTTATGCATGCTATACTTGAAGAAGTTCAAGAGGAAGCTACAAAAGAAAACAAACGTCTCAGAGAAATATTATCTGAAGAAAAGTTTAAAACAATCCTCGAATCATACCGCAAGAAGAATCCTTTCCAGATTCAGAATTTGAAAGATGAAGAAATGTTTGAGATGGCACTACAAGTCATTGATGTGCTTGGTTCCAATGTGTCTGCCAGCAATATCATTTTACCTGAACTTACTGTTGGTGCAAGTGTATCAACTTCTGAGACGGGTCGTACAATGATGCTTGGAAGACTGGATATGGTTGTAATTGATATTACCGGACAACTTCATATTGTAGACTTCAAAACTAAAAAGGTTAAGCAACTTGTTGTACCTCAAAAAGATGGTGTAACTGATTTTAATATTAACCGGGTATACAAAGAACTTGCAAATAATAAGATTAAAATTAATTCGACTAACGGTACAGCTGTAGAATTTCAGGGTCAAAAAAGATCTACTTATGATACATGGAATGCTCAATTGCTTGCATACGAGTATATGCTAAGACAAAATGGTATTAATGTAGGTAAAAAGGAAATCATTGCTCTAATATATCAAGCAGATATTAATAAGATATACCAAGGGTTTGCTGTTCAAAAGTTTGAAGGTAACTTCTATGAATATGCTGGGATGGTCAGTATTGAAGGAGATAATCGAAGTGCTGCATTTTCTGAAATTGGTGCTAGGGAATACGATAAAATTAAAAAAGTTGTTTCCAAATATGTAGAGATTGGTGAATCTCAAGAAAACCAGCAGGAAGTAAATGAGGAGCGCATGGCTTTTGATATGACTGCTGAGCAGTACAAGCTTTTTGTTAGCTCACTTAAAAAAGCTGTTTCAGATAATATAGATGCTTTATATGGAGAGAGATCTAATCTAAAGTCAAAAGAGGGATATGATCAGGAAGTTGATACTATCAACAAAAGAATAGAAACTCTCAAAACATTTAAAGACATTATTGATAAAGGAGGTGACATCGCTTCTTCTCTTAAGTTTGCACGTGTTGTTGAACAAATGGATATTGATATCAATAACATGCTTAAAAACTTTAACGAGGCATTGTCTAGTACCGATGAAGTAGCAAAATCAAGAAAGGTATTAGTCTACAAAAAAATGTTGGATAATACCCGTGAAATCATGCGCCTTGTTGAAAATCAAATTAATAGAGCTGAATTTGATGGTAAGATTCAAAAGACTGGTTTTATGTACCAGCTTGTTAAAGACTTATCTGCCAAGCTTGATATTATGCAAGCTGATTATAGAGAATATGCTGTTCCGCTTTTTGTAAAAATGATACAGTCTACATTCTCAGAAAAAACTTTTGAGGCTGTTGGTGATGATATGCGTATGGCTTTGGAACCCAAGATTAAAAAACTAGAAGAAGAAATTCAAAATCTTATTGATGGTACACCACTCAAAGGTTTAGATAAGCTTAAATTAAAAGCACTTAAGTTTTTAAATAAAGAATCTTATGATGAGGTTATGGATAAGCTGGATCCTAATAAGAGAGGTGTCATATATGCTATTGAAGCTAAACAACTTGAGCTAAAAAGATTAAAACTTATCTATGAAACTGGATTTAACTATGATACAGAAAGTATTAAAAAAGTAATTGAGGGGACAACTGATCCTGACAGTATTCTTTATATTGGTGCAAGTAATCCAAAACTCATTAGTTTTTTAGGAATGTCGCCTGACCAGTTTATATCATCTGCTGGTAATAGCGATCTTGCTATTGCTGCATTTACAAACTTTTTGAAAGACTCTCAAGCTGAAGCTCAAACGTCATTTATTAATGATATTCAACAATCTGAACTACAAACCTTACTAGAAAATTTCAGAAGAGGAAGATCTGTTGAATCAATGAATGCACTTGTAAGTGAAATTAGAACAATTCAGTCTTACAATGAAAATGGAGAAGCTGCCTCATACCAAGTAGCTACTTATATTAAACCAAGCAGTGAGTCTTACGATAATAAGTTTAATCTTTATAGACAACAGCTTAAAGCAATTCGTACTAAGATTGATGAAGTAAAAAAAGAAAGAGATAAAGCAGCACAAGAAAAGAATAAAGAAGCATACGAAAAGTTAAAACTAGAAGTAGCATCTCTAATTCGTGAGAAAGAAAATATTACTCGTGATCATACAAACTGGATGAGAGAAAACTCGTCGTTACCCTATATTGATGTTTACTATGAGTATCTGTCTAAACTTTCTCCTGAAATTAAAGAAAAGCTTGAGCTTCTATATATGGAACGAGAAGTTATTCTTGATAGTGTAGGTTTTGGAAATGAGGAACTTATTGATGAAGAAGACTTTGATCGTATGCGGGAAATTGACATTGAGATTAAAAAACTCAGAAATGACGCAGCTAAACAAGATTCTCAGTACCAGGAGTATATTGATGCTCTTAATACTTTGTTTGTTTATGATGTAAATCAGAATCTTTTCGACCGTATTTACAACAGAAAAAAATTGGAGTATGCAAATAATCCAGAAATGCTGCGCAAATGGGAAGAGGAAAACATTGTTAGTATACCAAATACTGCATACTATGAGGCTTTAGAATCAATTTACAGTGAAATTGAAAGTATTACTGCAGGTTTAGGTGATCCTGAACTTACCAATTTGTTTGAGCGCAGAAGACAATTAATGTCTCCATACAAGCGAGATGGTCAATTTGACCCAAGATATTTGTCTGAGCAAGATAGAAATGAGCTGGATAAGATTACTCAGCAAATCGAAAGTTTAAAAGAAGCTAATAAGTCTTTTAATATATTTAGATTTCTTACTGAAGAGGATGCAAGTCGATTGAGAGATTTAAGTGCAGAACTTAGAAATATTTCTACTCAACGTTTAAATAAGTTTTATGAGCAAGAACGTGATGAGCGTAAAAATAATCTCTTGAGAGCAAAGTCTTTGATGGATAATGCAAGGTTGAGATTAGAAGACGCTATTGCTGCAGGTGATAATATTAGGATTGAGAGTGCTAGTACTGATTTAGCATTTGCTGAAGTTCAGTTCCAGGCTGAAGAAAAAGTATTTGGTAAATGGTATAATCAACATCATTACTCACCATATGTTTCAATCTTAGAGCAAGATATTCAATTTGCTACAACAAAGATATTTCTATATGATCGTGTACCTGCCGATCCTCAGTACATGGAAAAACGTCCTAGTAGTAAGTATACTATCAGAAGATTAAGCGAAGAGGCTTATAACAAAGATTATCAAGAGCTTGCTGATCGTACACCATTACCAAGGGGGTTAAGAATTGTAAATGGTGTCATCGAGGTACTACCCGGATTTGAAAATTCAGATAACATTAACTCTAAGTACGTCAAATTATCTCAGGACAAGTCGGCATTTGCTTATTATAATGCGTTTATGAAGATGTTCTTTGATATGCAGAGAAAAACCACAGGTAAAGTCCTAGGTTATAAAGTACCTGCCTCTAAAGCAACTCTTATCGAAAACATTGTTGCCAAAGGATTTTCTCGTGGAATGTATAGTGAAATAGCTAAGATGCGAGATAATTTTTTTGGTGTAAAAGTCAGCCAAGAAGATGCTGTAACAAACTTGTATGGTGACATGGGTCCTGATTCAATTAGGTTCAGATTCAACGATCAATATGATACCAACCTTCAAACTGTTGATGCTGTGAATGCTGGTGCTAAATGGTTATTTGAAGCTTATATAAATCAAGCAATGTCAGATATGCAACCAACAGCTCAACACATTGTTAATATTGTTGGTGATTTTCGTCGAGAACTAGAGATTAGAAACTCTAATACCGCTACTGATAAAAAACGTATTCAGGATCTAGCAAAGCTTGAAGAATTGCTTCAGTTTGAAAAACGCAAGTTTATCTCTGGTCAATATGAAGAAGACACAAACAGAAGAACGAAGAAAGCACTAAACGGTGTATTAAAAATTGCATCTTTTGGTCGTTTAGGTTTTGATATCACTATGCAGTTTAAAAACTTTATATCTGGTAATATTCAAGCTTTCTTAGCAACGCATAGTTCTGGACATTACAGTGTACAAGATTACAGATGGGCAAAGTCTCAGATATACGGATATAACGGATTTTTCAGAAAGTATTTAAGCGACTGGGGAAAACTTGGTAATCTATCTGTAGAGACTATGATGTATAGAATGTATAATCCTGCTCAAAAAGATTATATCAAGTATTTAAACCTAACAACAGGTTCTAAGAAAAGAAGAGTACTTGAGAAACTTAGTTCTATTCAAGAACTTGCTTACGCTCTCCAAGATAAAGGTGATACTGAAGTAAGTATGACTGTTTGGTTAGCTGTTATGAATAGCTACAAGTTTGCCGTTATTGACCCTATTACTCGAGAAGAAGTTAAAGATGATAACGGTGACACCATAATGGTAAGTGCCTATGAAGCATATACGCAAACCCCTGATGGAAGAATCACTATTAGACCAGATGTAAACTTTACTAAAGATGATGAAAAACGTCTGAGAAGAATTGTTTATTCTGAATCACGTAGAGCACAAGGTGCTTATGCAAAGAGCGATATGCCGGCTATTGAACAAACACTTGTAGGTAAAATGATGTACTTTTTTAAAAAATACCTCGTCCCACAAGCTATTAACAGACTTGGAAATTTGCGTACTAATTGGGAAGGCGAAGAAGCTGCTATGGGTTATTGGCGCGCATTAGCAGCTATTGGTAGTCTGTACTCTTATAAAGAAATGGGTAAGCACCTTCTTCTTGGTGGATTTAGTCCAAGACTTACAAAAAATTCTCCTGTAAATGCTTTTTATAGTAGAAAAGCTGCTCAAGCTAGTAAAGAATTTTATGCAGCTATTTTGTTAGTAAGTATATCGTTTCTTCTTGCAAATTATGTACGTCGTAAAAAAGATGATGACGAAGAACTTGGCATGTTTGAAGGAAATGCTATCAGACTTATTTGGGGTCTTAAAGCAGAAACTGCATCACTTACACCTGTGCCAGGAATTGGAAGTTTTGATGAGTATGCTAGAAACTTTACTCAAATTACAAGTTTAGTTAATGATGGTTTGAAATTCTATAGAGCGGGTGAACACTTGGTAGCTTTTGCATTAATGAATGCTTATGATTTTACAGGTGCAGATCGACCTGACCCAGAAGATAATTCAATTATGGCAGGTATATTTAGAAGAGGAACTTACCAAAGGCGTGTTGGATTTTATGAAAAAGGTGAACCTAAAGTTAACAAGGACTTTGTAGACTTAACAGGTATTAAGAATATCCGTGACTTTTTTGATCCTAATTACCGGATTAGTATAATGCTAAAGAGTCAATAACACGGGTAGGTGTAAAGGGGGTTGGGAAACCATCCCCCTACACCTTAAAAAGTTAGCTACTTCTTATAGAAGTTTCATGGGAATTCGGTATATTATTATTAGGAGATACTTCCTGAAAGATATTCTATTGTCTACAACTAAATCTTATATATTATGGCATCAAAATTCTTAGTTCCAGTACAGTTACCCGAAATTCAGGGTACTCCCACAGCACCTGGAGCAGGTTTCAAAAAAGTCTATCTTAAAGACGGCTTTACAAAAATTATGGACTCTGCAGGTGTGCAGAGAGACCTTGTACTAGACAGAGTTCTCACAAACTTAACTATTCCCGCAACAGCAACAGCTATTGGTAGTACAGACACTGTACTTACAGCTTTTGCTAAAATTCAGAAGTCTCTAAATTCCATTGCGTTAGTAGGTGATGTTGCAGGTACTGCTGCTTACAACAACATTAGTGGACGTTTAGAAATTCAAGCTACTGTTCAACCAAACAGTGTTGCTTTAGGAACAGACACAACTGGTGATTATGTTCAAGGTATTTCTTCTGACACTGGTATTGACGTTATTGGAAGCGGCGGTGAGGGATCTACTCCAAGTATTAAACTTCGTGGTGCAGATGCACTTACACCAGATAAACTAATTAAATGGGATGGTGCAGCTCAGCAAGTAGTTGATTCAATCATTGATGATGATGGTACTACTGCTTCTGTAAGAGGTGCTTTATCTACCGATGGTGGAGCAACAGTTAATGGTGCTTTACAAGTTAATAGTACTGCAAACATTACAGGTAATACCCAAGTTGGTGGTAATCTCCGTGTAATTGGAAACCTTCAAGTAGATGGTACAGTTACTACTGTAAACTCAGAAACTGTTACAATTGCTGATAACATTATGTTGTTGAACAGCAATGTTACAGGAGCACCAACAGAAAATGCTGGTATTGAAATTGAAAGAGGTACTGCAGCAAATGTTCAAATTCTTTGGAATGAATCTTCAGATAAATGGACGCTTACAGAAAACGGTACCGAGTATTATGATATTCTCAGCACTAACCCTGTTTCTGTAGAGTTTATTCAAGACTCTGCATTGGGAGCTATTTCTGCAGGTGTTGGTATTGTTGTTACTTATAACGATGCTGCTAATACTCTTGAAGTAAAACATGATGATACGTCTAGCGTTGGAAATACTGCAAATTCTGGTACATCTGTATTACAGAATTTGACTTTTGACACATTCGGTCACGTACAAACGGTAAGTAGTGTTGCTCTTAAGCATACTGCCTTAATTGGTGATGGAGCTAACGTAGCATTTACTATTGATCATAATAAAGGTGAAGAACATGTAGTAGTACAAGTATATACTACAGCAATGCCGGGTGAACAAGTTGAGTGTGAGGTGCTTTTAATTAATGCTAACCAAGCATTATTGCGATTTGTAGACGCACCTGCTCCAGGAGAATTTACAGCAGTAGTAATCTAAAAAATATTCTTGTAATGGCAAGAAGAACTGAATCTGATGTTTTTATACGTGGAAAGTTGCAAGTAGACCAAATAACTAATTTGGTTGCTAATGCTACTCGATTTGCCGTAGTGGAACCGGGTTCTGGAGAAATCAAGTATCGTACTTCTACACAAATTCTTGACGACATTGACGCAGCGCCTGTAACAATTAATATTGATCAGGTTCTGGCAAACGGAAATACATCTACCAGACACCTACAAGTAGGTAGTCATACGGTTACCGGTCAATTTGTATTAAGCTCTTTAGGGGTTGGTACGTTGAAAGTTGATCATACAGGTTTAGTGTATTCTGATGCATCCAGTGTAGTAGACGAAACAGATTATGATTATAATATAATCGGTACCCGAAATGGTATCAACCAGGTGTTTAGAACACAAGTGCCTTATATAGCTGGTTCCACCAAACTCTATATTAACGGTATCAGAATGACTGAGGGCATTGGTTACGATTATTCAGAATCTGGAGCTAATATCTTGACAATCTATGACCCACCACTTGCGTCAGATCTTATCACTGTAGATTACAAGATACAGCTCTAATTGCTTCTGACTGAATAGTCAAAGTTAATTTTAAGGTCAAAGATGGCAAGTACTCAAATAACAGGTAGACAAATTGCTGATGGCAGCATTGAACGCTCGGATATTAATATTTCCGCAGCGGGTAAAGCGCTTATTCGCAAAATTATAGAAACACCTTCAACAGGTCTTACAATTTCTTCTTACACTGGCGCTGATTCAGGTACCGGTGATGTTACGCTTGCTATTGATACAAACACTATTGCTACAAGAGCCTGGGTACAAGCTCAGGGATATCTTACATCTAACGATGGTTATATTTCAGAAGTAGCGCTACATGGTAATGATCTTCAGTTTACGGGCGTTGGTAATGCATTTAGCGGAAACGTCGACCTTTCTTCTTTAATTCCTACAGAAGTAGATACTCTTGCTACGGTAACTTCAAGGGGTGCTGTAACAAGTACCCCTGTTACTTTTAATAGTAATGTAACTCTAGGTAACAACGCTGACTTAATTTTCCAAGACCTTGCTGGTGTATTTCCTACGACAGGTAAAGGTTTTGACTGGACCTTAAATAATGATGGTGCTAGAATTTATGCAATTCAACCATCTTCTGACAGCATTGATTTTGTATTTCAACTTAGAGACAATGCTACAACTAATGATAGATTTGTATTCTGGGTTCAGGAATGGCGAGGTGTAGCGTATGACAAATATCCTCTTATTATTAGAGGTGGTACTGAGTTTGATCTTGTAGACTCAGGTCTTTTTATCCGTGGAACACAAGTAATTACTAACGGTAGAAATCTTCAGAATGTTAGTGGTAACATATCTATGTTCACTAATGATTCTGGATACATTACTGTAGCAGCTCTTAATGGTTATGCTACACAGACTTATGTAAATACAAATATACAAAGTGGATTAGATTCATTAGCGGCGGTTGCTCATTCTGGGGCGTATGCTGACTTATCTGGCACACCAGCCTACGCAATAACAGCGACTCAATGGACTGTAAATCATACATTAGCTGATGGTACTCGATATCTAATTAATGATGTTGTTTATGACAATGGAAATATCTACAGAGCATTATTCGAAAACGAAAGTATACCAACTTCAAATACCACCTATTGGCAATTAGTTGGACCAGGTAGCAGAATAAACTTAGATGGTAGAGATATCCCTAATATTCAGTTTACTCAACTTAGTTCAGTACCAACTACAATTGCTGGGTATGGTATAACAAATGCCTACACAGACGCACAAATACAAAACTTTTTTAATGGCGCAAATGCCATTACAGGATACAATAAATCAAATTGGGATACTGCTTACAGCTGGGGTAATCACGCTACAGCTGGATATCAGCCGGCGTCTACTGCTATTAATACAAGTAATATTGGTTCTCAGAGTGTTAACTACGCTAACAGTGCTGGTTCTTCTACAACTACACTTAGAGGTACTGTTGAAGATACTCGTGGTGGTCAAAGAACTCCTACAGACTATGATGATTATCGTGTAAGTTGGGAGTTTACAAATCAAATTTCCGGATTATCTGGTAATAGTACTTGGTGGTCAGCAATGACTATTCAAGGATGGCATGACGGATATGCTGCATGGCAAATTATCGGTCCTGCATCTTCAGCAGTTGAAGATTTTTATCTACGTTCTGGTAATAATGATACCTGGAATACTTCTAGAAGAATCTGGCACAATGGAGATTTTACAACTACAAATGTATCTAACTGGAATACAGCCTATTCATGGGGTAATCATGCAACTGTAGGTTATGCAACTCAGACTTGGGTTCAGTCTCAGGGATATTTAACATCTGTATCAGACATCTGGGTAAATACCAGCGGTGATACAATGACTGGTGCTTTAACTTTTCAAGGAGGATGGGCAAGCACTATTCTTGATGGCGATAATGTAGTACTTAGAAAACCAAATTACTCTAGTGGTGGATGGGCGAGAACCTTATTAAACTTTCAAGAATACGATACTACATCTCTTTTCCAAATTGGAGGTTATGGCAGTAATAATACCATGACTTATGGTTATCTAGGATCAGCATATAACACACCAACATTTAGATGGTATGCTAATAAAAATGTTGTATTTGATGGTAACGTAGGTTTTGGTGTAGTACCTTCTACTGGAGATAGAGTTGAAGTAGCCGGATCATTTAGAGTACACACAGGAAATAACTGGGATGGAGTTACTATTTATTCTGATGGAGCAAATGGTTATATTAGAGGCTTAGGTGATGAAACAGGATTACATATTCGTTCTGAATATGGTAATATATATCTTGCTGATGATCGTGGTGTAGTAGGTATTGGTGATATACATGCAAGCTATAAGTTTAACGTATCGGGTGCAATTCGTCTTACAGGTTCGCTTGTATTTGATGATACTACCAGTAATACAATTCAACATCGTGCTGGTACAGATATTAATACACTTGTAACAGTTGGACACGGAGGTTTTGATCATAATGGATATCTGCGAATTGGTGGTGCTAATGTTGCTACACAATCTTGGGTAACTTCTCAAGGTTATCTTACATCATATACAGAAACTGATACTTTAAACAGTGTAACAACTCGTAGCGCAACCACTTCAAACACTATTCAAGTTGGAAAACTTGGCATTGGTAGAGCAGCAGGTTCTAATGAATCTATTTCTGTAGAAAATCCAGAAGGAACATGGTTAATACAAGGATTTAGAAGTGGTGTTTCAGCAGGCGGTCTGCATACAAATGATGGTGTTTTACATGTTCAATCTGCTAATGTTAGAATTCAAGCTTCTAGCAATGCTACATGGAATGGTGATACTCTTGCTACTCGCCCATGGGTAACATCACAAGGTTATCTTACATCTCTTCCTGCACATAACCACGATGGTGTTTACTTACCAATTAATCCGGATGGTGATGGTCCTGCATGGTCTTATGCAGATGAAAACCCTACTATCAACGGTAAGTATGTTGGTGGTGGTCAAAGATTTGGCGCTGATGGTGACAACCTTACAGGTGGTTTCCTGCAAGCAAGACACATTAATGCTTATGACGGTCACGTTAATGCGACTGATGGATATTTTGTAGGACTACTCGAATACGGTGCTAATAGTGGAATTCACAACACTACACAAGTAATTGACTCTGGTGGTAGATGGGTAGGTGTAGCAATTGCTGATAATAAAATTGCAAGTTCTGGAAACTGGAATACGGCATATAGTTGGGGTAACCATGCATCTATTGGATATGCTACACAAGCATACGTAAATACAGCAGTATCTAATCTTGTAGACTCAGCTCCAGGAACCTTAGATACACTGAATGAATTAGCCGCAGCTTTAGGTGATGATCCAAACTTTGCAACTACGGTAACAAATAGTATAGCAACAAAGTTACCACTTGCTGGTGGCACAATGACCGGTTCTCTAAGATTTAATGAAGGTAGTGGATTTGGTCGTGTAGCTTACTTGGATAACTACCACGGTATGATTCTTCGCGGTATTCCAAGTGATGCTGCTGGTAATGTTACAGTAGGTGATTATACCTCTTTAATTCAGCATAGTGGTGACTTTAGATTCTACAGAACCAATGGTTCTATAAATGAATTATACTTTCAGGTTAATGCATCAGCAGCATACTGGAGAGGAAATACTATTTGGCATTCAGGAAATGACGGAGCAGGGTCAGGTCTTGACGCAGATTTACTTGATGGATTTCAAGCTTCACAGAGTGGTGGAGGTAATGTTGTTCTGACTACAGCATCTAATGGATACTTGTATGTAAACAACTGGATTCATCCTGCAAACGGAACTGGTTTATTTTATGATTCAGGACCGCACTTTTATGAAAGTGAAGGTCAAATGTACTCATCACATGCTCTGAGAGTTAATGCTAATATTCTTATTACTGATGGTACTGACAATAATAGATTTACTAAAGGTAGTAACTTCTTAAACCTTAGAGATCCATGGAATAATCTTCACATGCGGATTGACAGCGGTGGAGGAATGTATTTTGATGCAGGTCACTTCTTATTAAGAAGACCTGACGGAGGTACTAACTGGTTGTACTTAGATGGTTCAAACTACAATGTATTCATTGAACAGCATAACTATGCTCGTGTAACATTTAGATATAACACTGACAGATACGCTCAGTCATGGTATAACTCTACTACTGGTGCATACTGGTGGGTAACTACTGATGCCGGACAACTAGGTCTTCACAGAAATGGTGATGGTGATAAGTTTTACTTTAGTAATGGTGGTGACTTTTACTCAACAACAAATGGTTGGTTAAGCACAGCTCTTGCAGGTAAATCTAATACTGGTCATACTCACGATGATAGATACTATACAGAATCTGAATCTGATGCAAGATATCAACCAATAGAAAATCAAAGATTATCTACCAGCAACTCACCAACGTTTGCTGGACTTACTATTAACGGTGGAGTTAATGCATATGCAGGTGTTATTAGATTAAATGAAATACGATTTACTGATACAGCAGGAAGCACAGAGTCTGATCCATACACTATGCGTTGGGTTAGTGAAAGTTCAGTTCGTGGTGCTGGTTTAAGCTGGTTGGAGTTTCAGCTTAATGATGACTCAAACGAAGAAATACGTATATATGGTAATTCTTGTGTTGGATATGGTTGTGGTACATATTCTGAAAATCTTTATCACCGGTTTAGGGCAGATGGTTATGCATGGCATGCTGGTGATTTAGAAGTTGGAGGAACTATTACAGAAAACTCATCCATTCGATATAAAGAAAACGTCCGACCACTTGAATCAGTTTCTGATAAGATTGCTAAAGTAGCACCAGTACGATATAATAAAAAAGGTGGTAGTACAGAAGAAATTGGATTCATCGCCGAAGATATGGCAACAATATATCCTGAAGTAGTAAAATTTGATGCCGAAGGTAGACCTGATGGTATTAACTATACTCGTCTATCAGCAATTTTGATTAAAGCTGTCCAGGAATTAACCAACAAAGTAAACAAACTAGAAAAGAAAGCATAAGATATGGCTAATTTAAGGAATACCGTAGTTACAGGATCTCTAAGACTTGCAAGTCATGGAGCGGGTATGGTGCGTACTGATGCAAATGGTACCATCTCTACTGCTGCAATGACAGCAGGAGACCTTCCTTCTCACAACCATGACGACAGATATTACACTGAGTCTGAAATAAATTCACTTTTAAGTGCAAAACAAGATACTGCCACAGCAATTACAACAAGTAACATTGGTAGTCAGTCTGTAAATTATGCTAACTCTGCAGGTACTTCTGGACAAGTGAGTGGTGTATCTGTTTCTAGTTTACAGATGCAATACCTTAAAAACACTTTAGACCCCTCAACTCTTCCTTATACGTGTGATATCTATGTAGATGGTGATGCTAATACCTATTATCCTGTTCATTTCATATGGGGAGACCAGGACGTTTGGAGAAGAATTGTAATAAAGCGTGGATATGGTGAAGAAGCTCCTTGGGACCCCATTGGAACTGGTTCTCACCACGGTGGACTTCTTTTAGACTGGGAAGGAAACTTTGGTGGATGGGGTGGAGCAGAATACTCTGATAGACTTCGTGTATTTAATGAATCATATACTAACGTATGTGCTGATATGTACATCTATACCCATTCAATGGGTTATGTATTTATGCTTCGTGGTGGTCATGCATTATATCATATTTTTTCTGATCAACCTATTCGAGGATATCATCAAACAGGTACACCTGATATTGCGTATAATACAAGTACATTGTTTTATGATCATTCAAATACATCTTATAGAGTATATGCTCCATCACCTGTAACTACAGTAAACTCATCTCGTATTGATGGTCTCAGAACTAAAAAGCAATCTCTTTTTGATAATAGATATCTTAGACAAGGTGTAGATATTAACGGTATTGGTAGTATTACTACTACTAACAGTTATGCTACAAACTTTATGGCTGCAAATGCCTTTTATTTAAATGGTCAGTCTTATTACTTAAACTCATATAACGGAGGTATTTATACCAACGCTAGATTTGAGTCAGCTAGTAATATCTATATGAGTGGTAATCTTGTTGCCACTCAAGCATGGGTTCAAGCCCAAGGATACAGAACAACAGATTCTGATAATCAGACACTAAGTGTTTCTGGTAGTACTCTTACTATTTCAGGTGGTAACTCAGTTACTATGCCTAGTGGAGGAATTTCGCAAGGCGATGCTGATGCAAGATATTTACGTTATACAGGTGCAGAGCTAACAGAAGGGAATTATTTTTATTACAGAAGTAATCGTGGTTCATATCTTGGGGAATTAAATAGTGCTAGTCTTCAAGTATATGCTACAGGAGGTAATTCAGCATTTATGTCTTTTCATAGAAGTGGAAATTATGCTGTAAACTTTGGTTTAGACGCCGATAATGTTATGCGTATTGGTGGATGGTCTGCTAGTGCTGATCGTTGGGTATTGGATATGAGTGGTAACAATACTGTTGCTGGTTCTTTTCGTGCTCCAATTTTTTACGATTCTGCAGACACTACATATTATGGTGATTTTGCTGGTACATCTTGGCTTAGACATCTATCCGTAGGTGATGTAAATGCATCTAATGATGGTGGATGGAATGCCAGATTAAACCTAACTGGTTCATCTCACGCAAGACTTGATGTAAAGAGTAATAGTGATGGTATTATTACTACAATGTACTCTCACACTGGCCAAGGAGTTGGTAGGGTCGGAACCTCTTCTAACCACCCATTAGCATTTATGGTTAATGGTGGTATCGCTGGATACGCATATGCTAATTACCTACAAGGGGTTGATTCTGTTCGTGCCCCAATCTTCTACGATTCTCAAAACACAAACTACTATGTAGATCCAAATAGCAACTCATACTTATCAAGGCTTCATGTTGCAGACGCTAGTAGTGGTGTTTCAATGCATGTTGGTCTTGGCTCTACTCACGGAGTTTATACATTAGATAACGACAGAAAGTACTTGGTAGTATCAGGTGAGTACTACCCTCATATGGCACTTGTTGCTAGATCTGCAAATAACACAAATCACGGAGCCGTATTTTCTTTTGTTGGAACAGAGGGTAGTTCTCCAAGGCAATGGAACCTTGGAATTGCAAATCAGAATCCTTTTATATTTAGCATTGGATATAATACAACTAACGATACAAATCCTCACTACGGCGTAGGAGACGGTTGGTCTAGTAATGATGCTAACCACGCAAGATTAAGTATCGATAGAAGTGGAAATACAAAGATTCGTGGTATGCTTTATGTTAACGGAACTAGCGGTGGTATATCTACCGGTAGTGCTGTTATTCACGCAGGTAACATAGGTTCACAATCTGTAAGTTACGCTACTACATCGGGTGCGTTAACTTCAATGAACATATCTCAATTCACAAATAACTCTGGGTATATAACATCCGGAGACACAACGACAGGGATATTTACTACTTTCTTAGGTAACGGAACTAGCAATATAGGCAGCGGTTATACTAGAGTAATTAGGAATGAAAACGGATTAGGTGGCAATCCTAACTATGCACCTATTTTGCACATCGCTGCTTCTGATACAATGTGGCAAATCGCTGGTCCACACGCCGGTCAAACAAATTTAGTTTGGAGGTCTGGGTATGCTGGAGCTTGGGATACCCCTTGGTGGACAATTCTTCATACAGGGAACTATACTTCATTCGCACCATCTTTGACGGGAACTGGAGCATCCGGTACTTGGGGTATAAGTATTACAGGTAATGCCAATACTGCAACCACTGCTGGGGCGTTAACCTCAATGAACATATCTCAATTCACTAATAACAGTGGATATATTACGGGTTCTTATGTTGTTGCTAATGGAACTAGTGCTGGTGATATTGATGCTGATTGGGGACAGTCATTTAAAACTTTTGATCCTGTTCCAAGCGGTACTCCACCATTAGCATCACCAAATATTAGAACAATAAATGTCGGAGAAAACTATGCAAGGAGAACACAATTAGCATTTAATTACTCTTCAGATCAGGCTTGGTTTAGAAGAAGACAAGATAGTACTTGGTATACTTGGAGGGAGTTTATCCATAGTGGTAATATAGGTTCACAATCTGTAAACTATGCATCATCTGCAAATTATGCTACATCAGCAGGTAATTCTGATACAGTAGATGGATATCATGAATCATCTTTTTGGAGAGATGGACAAAATAGAGTTATTGGTGTACTTCGATTTACTGGAGAAGGTGGCGACTCCGGTAATGGTTCTCTTGCAACATCATACGGAATATATCAACAAGGCGGAGCTTGGACTCATCCTTATCCTGATCTTTGCATTGGATTTCACACTGGAATTAAAATTGGCGCTCATTATAGTTATCAAGGAACTCGTTTTTACAATAATTCTGACTGGGCTACAGAGATTTTTTCAGTAGGGAATGGAGATAATCATGTAAGAGTTCAAAATAACTTATATGTTTATGGTAACACCTACTTGGGAGACGGTAATGGTGATGAAGTTCACATTAATGATATTCTTAGAGTAGGTGCTACAGATTCTGGTGATGCTCATATTTTCTTTGGTGAGGGTGGTTCTGCAGGTTCTGACTATGGGGCACATTTGTACTGGGATTCTGGATATACTTTCACATGGAACACCAGAAATGCAGGTACTGATACTAGACTATTTAGTTATGTTACTAATGATACAACGTACCTGTATTGGAATCGTCACCATCATTTAGAAAACAAAGAACTTAATTATGTAGGTCAGTTACATCTAAATAACGGTTTTGCTCTTCAGCAATCAGGTAGTTATGGATATATAAACAACTGGTTAAAACTAGGAACCACAGGTATATTTTCAGATACAAACTCAGCTCATATATATCCTAATACTTCTACATCATACGGTTCTTGGAGAATGGATGGTAGTAGAGGCGGTTGGAGAGGTATCAACTTTGCAGGAAATGTCACACTCATGATGAATGATAATGAGACAGGTTTTTACAGAGATGGATATGGATGGCAATGGCGATGGGAAAATGGTACTGGTTATATTTATAAAAATGGTCAAGGTGGTGGAACATCAGCTGCAATTTTAGACAGTTCTAACTGGACAAACTATGTTACTACTTTACAAGGTTATAGCGCTAGTGCTTTAGTGACCCAGTCTAGAGGTATGCACTCAGGAAGTGATTTTCCTAATGGTACACTTGTAAGAACAAGTATTGATGCCAATGGATGGGCTGGAAATTCTTTTGTAATGGAAGTTTCTGGTAAGAGTTATGGATCAGGTACACCATTTAAACTTGTGATGGAAGGTTACTTGTATGCTGATACTATTATCAATGTATCTGCAATGTCTTATGGATCATATTTCCCTGGTGGACTTGTGGTATTTAGACTTGATGGAAAACTTTGTTTCTGGTGGGCAAGAGGTTCATACTGGAATTCATTTGAAGTTCATGTAAGAAGTGCTGATGGTGAATCATGGAACAGAGTTACTAGTATTGGTGATTCTCCTGATCCAGGTGGTGACAAAAGAGTTGGTTGTACACCAACACAAGTTGTTCACTCAGGTAATATTGGATCACAATCTGTTAACTACGCAAGTAGTGCAGGTAATTCAGCTCAACTCAATGGCTTGAGCAAAATACAACTTTGGAATAACAGTGGACAAGGACATGGTACCTATCAAACATTTGGAGCAATTCCAAACTTTGGTGTATGGTTTATGCAAGGCTCTGGTGCTGCAGATACTCCACAGGCAGGTTCTCAATACTATGTACAGACACAAGGTTTAGGTAATGATTATGCATATGGTACTTATGGATTAATGACTGCTGTAGCAAGAAATCATGATCGTAAGTATACTTATTATAGAACACAAGAAGGTGGTAGTTGGGGAAGTTGGACAAAAGCAGCTGCAGGTTATGCTGATGAAGCAGGTACTGCGAATGCTGTTGCATGGACCAACGTGTCTGGTAGACCCACAGCTTTATCTCAGTTTACAAATGATTTAACATTTACATCAAGTGATACATTGCAGTCTGTAACAAACAGAGGTGCAAGTACATCAGCTCAAGTAAGTTTTACAAAAACTGATGATCATGCTATATCTGTAGGAACTATCAGAGGTAGAGCAGTAGGTTCTCAAACTGGAGAATTTATCCAGTTATATGAAAGAGTAAATATAGGTGGACCAAGTGGATGGGGAGCTAGTAATACATCAGCACCATCTTTTGGTTTATCAGTTTATGGTGGAGCTAATATTGGCTATGGTAATAATGCTAGTTTATTTGCTTATGCTTATAGAGGTAATGGTAATGTAGGAGGAACAGGAGAAGCATCTTGGCACCCTGCTGGTATATACTCTGGCGGTACACAATGGTTTTATGGAACTACATATCGTAACAATGCTGCAACATATGACCATGGTAATTTATACTTTAGCGGTAATTATGGTTATGGTATAGTTGGTTTGTATAACGCTTCAAGATACCAAGCAGTTTTTGCAATGGGTGATTCATATAGACTACCTATTGATGGTACAACTACAGGAAATCTTTATGGTCTTGCTTGGTCACATCCTAATGCAGGAGGTGTAGCAAGTAACTTGAATTCACACGGTCTTCTTGTAATGGAGAATGGTACATTCTTAGCAGCAATTTCTGGTTCAATTAGAGCTAGAGATGATGTGCGTGCTCCTGCTCTTTATGATTCAGGTTCTCGTGTAGCTATTTCAAGAGGTGAAGGTAGAGACTATGTTAATTATTCAAGATATGTTTATAACAATGGTGCATACTCAGGTTCTGGATGGATTGAACCATCTGATCTTGGTGTAAGATATGCAGCTTCTGCAGGAAGTGCCTCTACTGCTCGTTATTTACCAACATATTATGTTGGTGGTCAACAAACAAATCCTCAAGTATACTTTAACAATGGTGTTGGCTTTAACGTTGCTATGACTGGAGCATGGTCAGTTTGGTCAGATACTCTTTGGATAAATGGATATTCTGGAGGAGATGTTCCTTGGATGTGTGCTCTTCATTTTTTAAGAAATAGCGAACCAAGAATGGCTATATCTGCTCAAAGATTTGATTCAAGCGGTTATGGTTCATACTATGAAGTTATAACAGCATACAATATTGCTTCTCAAACCGTAGCTTCTGCAGGTAATGCAACAACAGCAGGTGGATTAGCAGTACATGGTGGTAGAAACAATGAAGTAAACAAAATTGTAAGAACAGATGCCAATGGATATATACAAGCGGGATGGATTAACACAACTTCTGGAGCATTTTCAAGTGGTATAAATAAAATATATTGTTCTGATGATGACTATATGCGTTATCAAACTCCAGCAAACTTTATATCAAACTTAGGATTAATTACTACTGGTAATATAGGTTCTCAGTCAGTAAACTATGCTAATAGTGCAGGTTCTGCAGGTTCTGTATCATGGGGTAATGTTAGTTCAAAGCCTGCTGGTTGGTTAAATACTGCAACACTTGTAGAAGAGATTGCACCAAGTGCAAGTGCTTTCCCTAGTGGTTTCTATCAGTCTTACTTGGGTGCAGGTAATCCAACAGGAACATGGTTCAACTATATTAACGTAAGACATAGTAATCCTGCAAACGGTCATGGATATCAGTTAGGAATGTCTTACTATGACAACATTCTATGGTTTAGAAGTTATCAAGGAGGTTTATCACCATCATTTCAATCATGGGCGTATGCTATTAGTAGTCAAAATATTGGATCACAGTCTGTAAGTTATGCAACTTCAGCAGGTTCTGCAACATCTGCAACTACAGCTAGTACATTATCAGGAAATGCAACTATTAATGGACTAAACTTTGGAGGTGTTTTTGCATTAACTGGATCAGGAGCTTCTACTAGTAATAGTACTGGTACTAGAATGAGTGAAAGTTATGGTGTACTTTGGAACTTTAGTAATTCTGCAACATGGCATCATCAAATAATAAATGGTTCTTCATTAGTTGGATTTCAATCTTCTGGTGGGAACTATGGTGGGGGTAATTATTATGGAACAGGTGATGTTACTGCATATTATTCTGATGAAAGATTAAAAACTAAGATAACCACTATTACAGATGCTATAGAAAAAATTAAATCTTTAGAAGGTTTTGTATACATAGAAAATGATTTAGCTAGAAGTTTAGGTTACACTAACGAAAAAGAACAAGTTGGGGTATCTGCTCAAAAAATTCAAGCTGTATTACCGCAGGCTGTTTCTTTAGCACCATTTGATATGCAAGGTGTTCCAGAGACAGGAGAAATTATATCTAAAACTGGAGAAAACTATCTTACTGTAAAATATGATCGTATTGTACCTTTATTAATTGAAGGTATTAAAGAGCAGCAATTACAGATAGAAAAGATGAAAAAACAAATTGATGAACTTAAAGCTAAGCTTGTATAAAAATGGCACTACCTAGTTCTAGTACAATAGCAATGTCGCAGATAAATACTGAACTTGGTCGTTCAGCATCTGCTACTATATCGCTTGATACTGCTGAAAATGGGGGTTATGGTGCTATTAATCAAAATAGTTCTTCAAGACCAAATGCATCAAATCCAGCAGCTATGAGTGAGTGGTATGGTTACAATCACAGTGCAAGTGGTGGTGGTGAGCCTCAGAACTGTTTCTCAGCAGTAGTTGCGCAAGAAGGATTTTGGGAGGCATTTACATGTGATGGTAGTCGTACTTCAGGTAACGGAGGCAGTGGCGACCCAATAAACTGCTGTATAAATTTCGATCAACCATATATAAATCTTGAGATGATTGGTGGTGGTTGTCAAGGTGGATGTGGTCGGGGAAACATCGAATTTTAAAAACTTTTAAACTTGGAGAATTTATTAAAATTTTGTATATTATTAATGTAGAACTTACCTAAAAACTTATATAAAAATGGCACTTAAAATTACAGCTCAAATCGGTACCGATCAGGGTATTACCAGCGAAGCGTATGTGCGTATTATGTCTTACCAGATTAACAAAATTGGTAACGCATACTTCAACATTCAGCTTTTAAAATCTGAGGAAGATGCTATAGAAGTATCTGCTTCAGGTCCTTTAGCTATTGCGGGTCAAACAGCAAGAAATGCGCAAATTGGTGACAACTTGTTTGTTCCTATGACAAAAGTGATTACAGTAACTCAAACTGTAAAACGCAGTGTTCCTGAAGAACAACAAGTTACTGAGACAATCACTGTCCCTCCTGCAGAAGAAGGCGGAGAACCTACAACTCAGACAGTTACAAGAACTCAAACTGTGTTTGTAGAGAAAGATGTTGAAGAAAGCATCGAGAAAACTGTTCCCGATCTGTCAGCAGCTGAAGGAATTGATATTTTTGAATTTGGTTACTCTAAACTCAAAGAGAAACTTGTGGGTCTTTTTGGTGAAGAGAGCGTACTTGATTGCTAAAAATGGCAGCAAAGAAAGGATCAATAGGTTCTGTTAAAGCTGCTAAAGTGACTTTTGGAAAGCGCAAGCAAGGAAGTCATGCTAAAAGCTACAACAAGCACAACCGAAAAGAAAAAAATTATAGGGGTCAGGGTAGATAATACCCTGATTCTTTGTTTAAATTGTAGAACTCTCGTATATTTGTAGAGTTAACAAATCTAAAAATACGTATATGGAAACAGTAAAAACCAGTCTAACTCTAGAAGAGATTATCTTCCTGGAAGCAGAAATTGGTGGCGTTGCTAATGAAACAGGGATTGTTTCTAAAGGATTGCTCCAACACAAGCTTTCAATTGCTACAAAGTATCACTTGAATAAACTCTTGACTTCTTTACAAGAAGACAAAAAGTATATTGGTGAACAGCGTAATGAACTAATTAAGTCTTTAGGAACGGAATCTGAAGAGGGATCTTTTGAGATCAAAAACGAAATTGATGGTGAATTAAATCCCAATATTATCGAATTCCGTAAACAATGGGATGAGCTTATGAAAACTCAGCGCGAAGTTGAACACATTAAGCTGAGCATTGACGAATTCAAAGATATTGAAACTGAATCGAACTTTTCAGTTCTTTTCAAGTTGTTAGGTTGATTCATGGTGATGTGTTAGTAAATGGAAAACCCCGGTGATGCTGCCGGGGTTTTTTATTCCACTAATTCTAACAAAACATGAGCATCAAAATACAGTAACAGCAAATTGCTGTGTCTCAGCAATTTCATCTCCGTCGAGTATGCGTTGACAATAATTAGCTAAGACAGATGTGACAATCTTGTGAGCATCAGACTTACTTATAAAGTATTGACAATATTTTAAGTAAGCGGGATTTGTCTCATTGATGTACAAGTCGGTTGCTTTCATTACAATATCCCAATTAAATTCAGGATATTCGCTAAAGAACCATACAAATCTTTGCATTACATCACGACCATTACCACGATATCCACCACCTTTAGGGAATTTCTTTTGAAATTCTGAAATTTTTAGCGCCCATTCTTCTTTCTGAGAGGTATTTAGTGCCTGTTTTTTAAGTTTTGCGCTCAATATTCCTTCCATTTCTTCCACAAAAGCTAAACCTTTTGATGTTAGCTCAAATTTTCTAGCTTGAACAAAATTGTCTTCATCACGGATTTCAACCTGACGAATAAATTGGGCATCAACTAATTTGCTATACTCCGCCATATCTGGGAAATATGCTCTATAAGAAACGTTCTTATAGATAGAATACAATACACACCATGAATTGGGTGTAATTCCTGATTTAAATAAATGATTGAATAACTTTTCTTGTAATATCATAGTTATAAATTGAATGCGTTTGGTTTTAAAAAAACTTGAGGTCATATATTGCGACCTCAAGCTCTTTTAGAAATTAACCTGCGCAAGACTCGCAGCTAAGAATATCTCTTGCAAACTCTTGTGCAGCATTTTGACCTAGTTGATAATATAAGGTCTTAATACCAAGCTCATGAGCTTTTAAAAGAATAGTGTTAATGTCCCGAGTAGGGGTTGCAGGATGAACCATAAGATTTAATGACTGACCCTGATCAATAAACTTTTGTCTCTGAGACGCCTGAATGATAATTTCCATCTGAGAGATTTCCATAAACGTCCTGAAAACTAGTTTTTCTTCGTCTGAGAAAAAACTTAAATGTTGAACACTACCGGCTCTCTGTAAGATGGATTCCCATACATCCATTGTGTCTTTACCTTTCTCACTTAGAAGCTCTTTTAAGTACGGATTTTTAACGGCGTGCTTGATTTTAGCTGTCTTTTTGATATAGTAATTAGATGTATAAGGTTCGATTGACTGCGACTGTTGTCCCATAATAAACGATGACGATGTATTTGGAGCTACTGCTGTCAGTGTTGCATGACGTCTACCATATCCTTTTAGAGCTTCGGGTTCACCATAAAGCTCAGCCATCTCTTTAGATGCAGCCCATGCTTGTTTCTGAATAGTCTGAAAAATTTGAGTATTCAAGAATTTTGCAGGAAGTGACTCAAATGCAATCATGTGACTTTGTAAATAAGAGTGGTAACCTGAAGCACCAATTCCTATAGCTCTGTGTCTTTCAGCAAAACGAATAGCTCTGGATACAAATGGTGTTTCTCTATACCTGTCAATAAACTCCTGCAAAACAGCATCAGCTATATAAACAGCAATTCTCACAGCATCTGTATCTTTCCACTCATCAAACTTAACCAGGTTCATTCCAACCAGGTCGCATACAAATGACTCTTCCTCTGTAGAAGGAAGAAGGATTTCTGTGCACATATTTGAAGAGTTGATTCGAGCGCCACTGTCTTTGTAAACGTCTACTGTGTTATTGTTTACATTATCTGTGTAGAAAATATAAGGGAATCCTGTACGATTTCTGGAGTCAATAACCATTGCCCAAAGCTCGCGTTTATCCATATCTCCTGCTTTCATGTCTTCCAACCATTTGTCAGAAACACAAACACCAAAGGGAAAACGCTGTAGTTTATGACCTTCAGCGTTAATACGTAAGAAATCTTTGACATCGCCGTGCGTAATATCCAGGTAAGCAGCAAACTCACCTCTGCGAACATTGTTCTGAGAAATTACATTTTTGGTAGTGTCAAACATTTGCATAAAATGTACAGCACCATAAGTCTCTCCGCCGGTAGAAATTTTGCTACCAGCGGGTCGAATTTCACCAAAGTATCCTGATGTACCACCCCCAATTTTACACAGCATACCTACTTCAGCATTTCCTCGTATAATAGATTCAATGCTATCACCAACATGTGTATTAAAGCAGGAAATACCAGAACCTCTTCCAGCTCCGACGTTGCTCCATACGGGTGACGGCAATACATAGTAACCGTTTTCTATATATTCTTTAACCTTGGATTCAATTTCTTTACTCTTATACGTGTCACCCACAAGTTTAGCAATTGCATCAATTCTATCAGATATAGTACTATCATTATGAAAATATCCTCTTCCCATAAACTCCTCACTTAAGGGAGTATACCAGTCCATTTTTGCCATATTAAAAGAGATCTTTACTTGTTATTGATTTTTGAAATTTGGTGTAGTTTGTTCCTTGTGTATTGAAAAAGTCATTACGAACATATCCGTAGATTGCCTCAACCATCCAATAGAGTTCAGACAATACTGTTTCGTTTATTTCGAATAATTCTTCCCCACCTATAGCGGTAAGAGAGTTATTGAAACGATTTTTGATAAACTCTACAACAGCTTCTTTAGATACGGTGTCTATTTCCCCTTCTTCAAATATCCAGTCAATGATTTTTACCTCAGCATCAAAAGCTTTTTTACATGCTCGGTAAATTTTATCATAGAAATCTTGATCAAACCATTCAGGGTACTCTTTTTTAATAAGATTAATTACGTGCATACCCAATTGAGCATGGATAATTTCTTCTTTCATGGTGGCTTCAATGACTGTGTCCACTTCTTTAAGAAGATTTTTTTTCTCAATAAAGGATTTGACAATAGCAAATTGACTGAACAGAGATACGTTTTCAATGAACATAGAGAATAACGCTAGATTAAGCGTATATACTTGTTTAGCATTATCACCACTGTTTTTTAAGTACTTTGTCAAGTAGTCAACCCTTCCTCCAATAACGGGGTTTTGTAAGAGTAGGTCAAACTCACTGTTAAATCCTAGTACTTCTAGAAGCTTTGAATATGCTTCTGAATGGACCACTTCATTTTCAGCAAACGTGATTCCTACTGCATTAAATTCTGGTTTAGGGATGTGCTCTCCTAGTTTAGCCCAGAAGGTCTTTACGCTAATCTCAATCTGAGAAATAGCTAGAAGAGTTCTTTTAATAGCTTCTTTTTCTGGAACAGAAAGCTTGTGTTTAAAATCATAGGCGTCGCTGTCAAAGTTAAATTCTTCAACATCCCAGCGACTGTGTTTAATTGCATCCCTGTACTTAATAATTTCAGGATACTCATACGGCTTAAAAGCGATACGCTTGTCAAAAATTCCCATATTCTTAGAGTTTTGTTAGTTGCATATAGAGACAAAAAGACCTCCCACGTCCCGTAAAACAGAAGGACATGAAGGGTCAATAAATAAATTGGAGTTACATATATAATTTACAAAGTTCTACAGGAAGTCTTGTTCGTTTGTGCATGAATTTTTTTGAATTTTTCATGCAGAAACTACAAACACTTCTTTTACAGTACATTGAAATCATAGGGGTGAATTATTTTTTACTAAAGGTCTACAAAGTAAACGAATTTCTTGGAGAACTCGAAACTATTGGGTATATTTTATATGAGGGAGGTGGTAGAATTATTAAAATTTTTTACA